GCCTGCCCCCGCCTGCCCCGTGCCCGTGCGGGTGCCTCGCCCACGGGTGCCTGCGCAGTTGCCCGCGCGCCCCTGCGTGTGGGGGCTGTTTCCGCTGGCTGTGCACTCCCAGCCCCCCTCTGGACGTTTTTATCCGCCTTTTTGTGCGAAAGCGGGGCCGATTTGGAGGGACGCTGCACCCCTGCCGACGCCCCCTGCCCCGTTTTCCCCGCCTTTTTGTGGGGTATCTCCTGCGGCGCGCTGGGGGTGCTGCGCACGCCCTCCCGCTTCCGTGGGGTGGCTGGGGGTGGCTGGGGGTCTGCTTGGGGCCGCTTGCGCTTGCGCGCTGCTGTGTGCTGTGTGCTCATAAAATTTTGATGAATGCCATGATGCTGTGCTTGAACCACGGGAGTTTCGCAGCGGCGCGGAATGCGTCCGTGGCGTTGGTGTCGTGCATGAACCCGCGCTTGCGCAGTTCCGCAATCACCCATTCGTTTGTGCGGGGGTTCACGTGGCGCGTGCCGCGCTGTTCCGGCAGCGCCCAGCTCAGCACCATGCGGGAGTTGCAGTGGCGGCAGAGGGTGTCGAGAAACACGCCTTCAAACTCTTGTGGGATGTGCTCCCCTACTTCCAGCGATAGCACGTTGCCAACATGCGCCTCTCCCAGCCACAGGGGCACGCTCAAGTCCCACTGCATGACGCGGGGCATGCCACAAGCGTAGCGATGCCACGTGCCCTCCACGCCCATCAGGACAGGCGGTGCGCCCCACGTGTGCATCGCGCGCAGGTTTGCCCCGTCCCCGCACCCAAAGTCCGTCGTGGCGCTCCCCCTGCCCCGCTTGAAGTAGTTGGTCACAAACTCCATGAGCCTCCCGTCGTGCTGGCTGCTCAACTGCTGCGCTTCCTGCGGTGTGAAGATGCCCGTGTCCATTAGAATGACGCCTGCTTGCGGTCGGGCGTTAGGTGGTTGAACAGCACGCGGCCCTTGAGCGTGCTTGCGAGGTCAATGACTTTGAGGCCGCGATCCTTGGCGCGGATGATGGAGCTGGTCATGTGCCCGTGGTCGCACTGTGCGCGGTTCTGCAAACACAGCGCCAGCCACTCGCTCACCCACAGGAGCGACGCCTGCGTGGGCTGCACGGCAAACACGGACGCCGCCCACGGATTCTTATGCCCCTGCACAAACTGATCCAGCAGCCCCACGTCCCACTCCCCTTCGGGCAGGAATGGCGGGGGCGGGAGAATAGCGGTGTCAGCGTCCACTAGCAGCGCCGTCTTTCCCAGCGCAATCATGTGATGGACGAGGAGGGGCTTGCTGTGCGTGTTGGGTGCCCACCCGCCCATGTCCTTGAACTCGACGGGGCGGAACGCGACGCCGTGGGGACGATAGAGCTGCTGCAACTGTTGCAACATTGGAACGTATCTGCTCCCCTGCGTGGCCGCGCTTGCGATGGTGTATGGAATGCCCTCTTGCACTGTGCCGCCAACCTGCCAGCCACGTGCCCGTCCGTCAAGTCACTTTTGCAGATTAGTTGTGACGCCGTGCAGTGGCCCGAATTTTCCGCTGCTGCTGTGCGTGCAGGGCGTGCTACTTGTGGCGCAGGAGGCAGACGAGGGTGCACGCGCAGATGAGGAGTGCGGGAGGGAGCACGAGTAGGGCGACGAGGGCTTGTGCGAGTTCTACGTGGGGCATGGGAGGATGGATTACCCGCCGCACTCGCTGGGGTCAACAAAAAGGCGGGGAGCGCGCTTCTCACACACACGCATCCCCGCCGTTGTTGTGCTTGGCCTGCTGCTTGCGCGCTACGGTGCCCCCACGTCCGCGTCGCGCAGTGCGGCGATGTAGGCGTTGAATGCGGCCTGCTGCGCTTTGCTGATGCGCCTGTCGTGATAGACCTGCCTGTGCTGCTCGCTGTAGTGGGCGAAGGGGATGGTGCGCTGCATGTAGCGGCCCAGCAGTTGCTCGGCGCGGGGGTAGAGGAGCAGTCCCTCCAGTTTGAACGAATACGTTTTCATGGTGTTGGTGTTGTGGTGCTAGTTGATGTGAAGGGCTTGCGCTGCCTGCCGCAGTGTCATGCGCTTGGTGAGGTGCAGCTCCACGTCCGCCCTGTAGATTGTTCCGTCCTCGCATATCCGCAGCGTGGGTCGTTTCCCGCCGCGCTTGCAGACGTAGCCCCGCGCGTCTGCCATTGCCCGCAGCGTGGCGCGTGTGAGTGTTGTGCGTGCGTTCATTGCGTGTCGCCCTTTCAGTAGGTGTAGCCGTTGCGCACCACCGCGACGTGCCCGCGCTTGCGCATCGCCCGCGCGATTGTGGCCGTCATGATGTCCGTGTGATATGTGCCCTCCAGCGGCCCGCAGTTGATGCGGCGGTGCATTCCGTAGCCGATTGGTGTGAGCGTGAACTCCTGCCCCTTGGCGAGCCTCTCCTGTGCCTGCTTGAGTGTTGTGATGTTCATTGTGGCGTGTGTGTGTGTGGTGTTGATGTTGAAATTACTTGCTGTCCCGTGCCGCGTCCTGCGCCGCCCATTCCAAGCGCAGCGCCCTGTCTGCCGCGAACCCAACCTCCTGCGCCTCCTCCTTGGCTTCGTCCGCGAGCCGTTGCAGCTCCGCCGCCTTCTTGCTCAGCGCCTCGAAGCGCGCCGTGTAGTAGGCCGCGTTCGGCTGCGCTGCGCTCACGGGGAGTTCCTTCATCTCGCTGCTGACGTAGGCGCGAAACGCTGTGACCTGCTTGCCCTCCGCCATCGCCATCACACCCTCCAGCGTGCTGTAGGTGCGACGCACGTTCTTCCCGTCCTCCATCGTGATGAGCACGAGCTGATCCACGGGGAGCGCGTCCGGCTGGTTGGACGTGGGGCCGATTGCGTAGTTGTATGTCTCCAGCTCCGCGCGGTAGGTGGGGAACTTGCGGAGCACTTCCCCGCGTGTTGTGATGTAGCTTGCAGCGTGTCCGCCCTCGATGAGGAACAGTGCGCTGTCTGCCGTTGCTGCTGTGGTCTTGTTTGCTTTCATGAGTGCAAGTTGTGCTGTTGCAGATTCATTGTAAACAAAAGAATCGTCGGTATGTTTTAATAGTTGATTTCACATACTACGTGATCTTTGGCCCCTCGGTATGTGATTCCGGTTTTGCTTTCACATACCCACGCAGGGAGCGCCCCGTGTTCGCGCTTGACTGCTGGGGGTGAAGGAGGGAGGATTCCCAGCGCACAACAGCACCCGCGCCATGCCAAAATTCCTCAAAGCCGTCCACAACAACCGCCCCGTCCACGTGGAGCTTCCGCCCGAGCACCCCGACCACGTGCACTATAAAAACTTCTGCCCCGTGTGCGGAAAAGTGAGCCAGTGCCGCTGCGATGCGCAGAACAAAAAGGAGACGGCGCACGTGTGCAGGACGTGCGACAACAGGCGCACCCCAGCGCAGGGCTGACGGCCTACTCCTGCTCCTCCCCGTTGGGCGGATACACGCGGACGCCCGCCTCGTTCACCACGCGCGTCTTATACCAAGTCGTCCCCTGCCTGCCGCGCAGCTTTTTATAGAGCGACTGTGCCTTTTGTATCGCAGCGGGCAGCGAGCGGCACTTTCTCTTGGTAGTCCAGCCCGACCACACGCCGTTTTTTCCCTGCACCCTGTAGCTCTCGCTCATAGCTTGATCCCAGCTTCCTCGCTCATCAGGATGCGCGTGCTTGCCAGCGCAATCTCCACACTCTCCGGCGCGGACTTGCATTCCGTGCGCGCGCTCCACAGGAGGCAGTAGGCGAGCAGCAGCTTGTCGAATGTTGTGGACACGTTGACCTTCCCCAGCGCGTTCGTGTCCACTGTTTCAAAGATGCGTTGCAACTGTTCCGGTGCAATCACGCCTCGACCCCGTGAAGGTTAAGCTGCTCCGCCTTCCACTGCGCCATTGTGACCGTTGCGGGCACGCCCTCCACGCCCTCCTTTGGGCGCTTGCTGATGTGTGCGCACAGGCTGCGCGGCACCCACGCTTCCACTGGCTCCCTGTTGGGCATCTCCTGCCGCAGCAGCAGCGCCGCGTCTGTCTCCCGCATAATGCGGCATTCCACTTTGTCGTTTGTCATGGTGTCTCCTTTGGTTTGTTGTTCGCTGCAACTGTTGCAATTCTCCGCGCCGCGTCCTGCTGCCTGTGCAGCGCACTGCCTGCAAAGATGAAAGCGAGCAGGGCGCACAGCAGCGCAAGCCATAGGGGAGTTTCCGTGTCAAACACCAGCCCCATGTTGAACCAAAACAGGTAGAGGTCTAGGCCGAGGTGCAGGAACATGCGTCCGTCGCATGGCCCCAGCCGCAGCCACGCGGGAGTTATCCAATGCAGGGACATGCCCTTTACGCGCCGCCAGCCATAAACCCCGTTGACGGGGGCAAAGTGGAACAGCCCGTGCTCGCACACCATCCAGCACCCGAAGCGCAGCGCGAAGGAGAAGAAAGACACCTTGCTCACTGTGCCCTCCTCGTGCGCACGCGGAAGGGAGCTTGCATAGGGTCGCGCTCCAGCAGGAACATGGCGCTGCCCCCGTCCTCCGTCTGGGAGAGGTAGTCCGTGCTCTGCGCTGCCGCTGTAGCCTCGTCCAGCCACATCCCCTCATCCAGCCCCCGCATGGCCCGCCTGCTCTTAGGCGCTGTCTCTGCCAGCAGCGTGCCGTCGTCCAGCACCTTGATGAGAAACATAATGGACTCCACCTTTGGGTTGTCCAGCCTGTCCCCGCATAGGAACGCGTGGTCTTGCAGCGGCCCTCCCCGCGCGGGTTCAAATCCCTTGTATCGTGTCGTGGTGTTGCTCATGGTGTTGTTGGTGCCTTTCTTAGTGGTTGTGGTTGTTGGTTAGGAAACTCGGTTGAAGCCCTCCAGCGTGTAGCACTGCCGCCCCGCATCATCCAGCGTGCTGTTGAACAGCGCGGTGTAGAGCGGTGGCTTGACCATAGGGGGCGTGACTTCAAACTGTGCGCAGACGCCCTCGTAGCAGAACGCCTGCATGGCGTAGTTGAACTCGCAGCGCGTGACGAGGAACTTGGACAGGAGCAGCAGCATGCACGCGGGGTGCTCGCGCGCCACCTCGTCCGCCACCACGATCCTTCCCCTGCGCTCCCACAGGTCGGGCACCACGGGGCGCAGGGATTGCGGAGGGATGCTAAGCGAGTCAGGCTCTATGCGCGGGCGGGCGTCGTCCTCCTGCGGCGCGGAGGTGGTAAAGTGCAGGACGCGCTTCATAGGAGGTAGTTCATGCGGCGCAGATGCCGCTCCGCGCTCGCCTTTGCTTTCTCCATGTCGGGCTGGCTGAAAAAGATGGCCCCGCCCATCGTTAGGATTTTGATGCTGCACGTGCCGTCCTCCCCGCGCGCGATGCTGCACGTGCATTTGAATATCTCCATGATGGGCGACTGCAACAGTTGCAGCTCCCCGTCCTTCTCCTCGCCCCACGTGGCAACGTCTCCGCTCATCGGAACGCCCTCCAGCCCGTGCCGCGCAGCGCTGCCCACGCGTCCCGCCAGCCCATGCGGAAGCGCACGCCCTGCCACTCGTGCCACGTGACGCGGTGGAGCGGTGCAGTGCATCGCACCCAGCACCACAATTTCCAGCCCTTGATCCGCATGTTGCCCCAGCGCAGCCCGCCCTCCCTCGTCAGGCTCATGCTGCGCGGCTGGTTGTGGTCGGGGTCGGCGGGGAGCACGAGGAACTCCTTGTCGCGCTTGGCGAGGCGTATGGCTAAGCCCTCGCCCCCTGCTGTCTCCAAGTGCACTCGCACCTCGTCAATCTCCTGCGGCGACATGCGCTTGGTTTGCTCTAGGATGGCGTCCCTGTTGCGGTGCCCCACGACGGCCAGCAGCCTGCCCTGTGCGGCGATTCTCTTGCGGTTCTTTTTGTTCATAAATTTTTACGGTGCGTCACCACTCCAGCTTGCGCTTGCGCTTGCCCGTGGGCACGTCCGCTTCGTTTGGCTGCTCCGTGCTGGCTGGCTGGGGCGTGTCTCCTGCTAAGGTATCAGGCAGGTCAAGAAAGGGGCTGCGGCGCGTGAAGTTGCTCCCGTAAACTTGGTCACTCCAGTTCCCGCTCGTGGTTGTGTGATAGGTCACATACGACGAGCCGAACGTGCTCATGGGTGCGGGCTGCACTATGCCGTCAGCTATCGAGGGCAGCTCCGTTGTCCTTGCTAAGCTCTCCGCCGCGTCGCAGTGCTGCAAACACTGCTGGCGCATGTAGTCGTCGCGCAGCGCAAGGATGAGCGGGAACGTCTCCGCGTTGAATGCTGCTGTGTCAAGCTCCCCGCGCCTCCTGCGGGCGCACAGGTTGGACACCCGCCGCACAATCTCCAAGTCCTCCAGCGCTGCATCCCCGCTGCCCTGCCACGTGCCCGCGTTTGCTGTCGGCTTGCGCGCGTAGGACAGCAGCCTGCGCCCCCACAGCACAAGGCGCACCCTTCCAGTGAACAGCGCGAGGAGCACCATAGCGAGCAGCACCCACAGCCCTGCAACCGGACTCATCTCCACACCTCCAGCTCCAAGTTCCTTCCATACATCTGCCAGCGGACAAACTCCTGCGGCTGCGTGAACGGGGCAAAGGCACGCACGGGGACGTTCCTGTAGCCCTCGCAGTATCCCGCGCGATTGTAGCCAAAGCGCTTGCCCTTGTCCGTCTTTGGGGGTGGGGGCACGACGAGCGGGCACTTGCTGGCGTGCTCGTGCACGAGCGCCACGGGCAGCAGGTAGCAGCGCAGCACGTGGTCGGAATACTGATCCCACATCTCGTGGCTGCTCTTAGCTCCCCGCACGCCATGCTCTAGGATGGCATACTGCAAGGGCACGCCCGCGCCCAGCTCCTTGCGCAAGCGCCAATCATACACTACCATCTTGTCCCCCTTTCGCACGCTCTTGATTTCGTAGTGCATCCCGCGTGCCACCGCGTCAAAGCACACGTCTGCCTTTCCCGTGATGGGGATGGGGTCGAGTGCCAGCGCCGCGCAGACTATCTCCTGCGCCGCGTTCCCGTAGGCATTGCGCGCCACGGCGCAGGACGGGATGGCAAAGTCTGGGCACAGGTCAAAGCGGTCAAAGACGAGCTGCTGCATGGTGGGGGCAAAGCGCATCACTCGTCCTCCCCGCACGCGTCGTCCCCACCGCGCGGCCCCCTGCGCAGAACGGTGATGCCGTGCACGCGCGGGGCGCGGACTTGCGCCTCCGTCCCGCACTTCCACGTCCACGCGTCCCGCTGCTGCTCCGTGAGCTTGCGCGGGTCAACGCGCAAGTGCAGCAGCAGCTCGCACTCGTCCACCTCTGGGTCGAACATGCCCGTGTAATACTGCTCGCAAAACTTGCGCCGCGTGCCCACGTAAACCCCTCCCGCCTTTCCCCCGCTGCGCAGCAGGAGGCCCAAGCGCACAAACACGGGAGGCTCCCCGCTGGGGTAGAGCGACTCCACGTAGTATCCGTCCTCAAACTTGCGCCCCCTGCACACCCTCCACGCCCGCAGGGGTTTGTCCCTGCGTGCCCGCTGTGCTGGCCCTCGCGCGCGGGGAAAACGCTTGCTGGACGCCTTTTTGTGCGAAATTGGAGCCTTTTTGCTCACAGCTCCAACCTCCGGCCCCGCTTGCGCTGGGGCGCTGGGGGCGTTTCCCCCTGCTGCGCCTCCCGCATTGCACGCAGCAGGTCGGCCTGCTCCGGCGTGAGCGCTGCCTCCAGTGCGTCGCCCAGCACGTTTTCCACTGGCACGCGCTCCCCCGCACGGGGCGGCGGGTTTAGCTCCGGCGCAAGCTGATTGACTCCCGTGTAGCGCACAAGTGTCACGGACATGCGCTGCCCCTGCTCGTCGGCAGTCCACTCCGTCGCTTCCACGCGGTAGCTTTCCCCGTCCACAGTTATCACGTCGCCCAAGTTCATTAGAGCTGCTCATCGGAAATCCTGTAGCGCATTTCACCCTCGCGCGTTATGCACCACGCGCTGATGTCCTGCTCGTTCTCCGCCGCCCACTGCATGCGGTGCCAGCCGTCCACGGGGAGCAGCGGGAACACGCCCGCCGCGTCGCTGGGGTGCGCAATGATGATGATGGGCGTGTGCAGCGCTTCCTCCCGCGTGAGCTTGCGCCCGTCCTCCACCGCCGTTGGGTTCATGCTGATAAGCGTGCGGCACGCTGCGTGCGGCACAACAATGGTTGGCGCGTTGCAGCGCAGCAGGTCGTCGCGCATAGCGGAGACGTTCCAGATCACGCGATGCCCCGCGTCAAACGTCCACTCGAAAACCTCCGCGTGAATGACGCTGGCCTCCGCGTGCACTTCAAACCCGCAAGCAGTGCAGCACAGCACGTGCAGCACGCCCACATCGGCTCCGGCGTCCACGGGGAAAGCCCCGCCGCACTTTGGGCACGGGGGGCACGCCACACCAACCATCGTTGGCACGCAGTCGGGATGGTGGGGGTTCATTGTGCGTCCTCCACGGGTTCCAAATAGGCGCGCTGTGTCCACACGGGGTCGAGTGCAAGCCCCCGCGCGTTCTTCCTCCCCGTCACGTCCACGCCCGCCCTGTCCGCGCGCAGCCAAAACACTGTGCCCTCCTGCCCCTTGCACTTGCCGCGCGTGATGCGCATGCGGCGTCCGATGCGTGCCTCCCGCCCGCTGGCGAGGAGCGCGGCGCGCTGCTGCTGTGCCTCGCGCTGCGCCCGCTCCGCTGCGATGCGGTGCTGGTAGCTCTCCTCCAGCAGCAGCACGTCGGGGGTGGCGTCCACGGTGGCGCGGCCCCCGTTGGTGTCGCACTCAAAGTTGGCATTGACGAGGAACTTGAGGCGCTCCCCCTCCTGCGTCCACAGCAGCGCGAATGTCGCGTAGGTGTAAACATCGCTCATGGCGCGGTAGTCCTCGCGCCATACTTCCAGCACGCGCCCCGCGTGCAGTGTCCGTCCGTCCTTGTAGGTAATCATGGTGGTGTGTCCTTGTGGTTAGCGGCGGCGTGCTGCGCTTGTGCGGCGCTTGCTGCTGCGGCGGTTGTTGCTGATGAGTGTGGCGACACGCTGCTCGCTGCCGTCGTTGCTGCCGCTCGCGCGGCGCTTGCGCAGCTCCGCGAGCATTGCCTCGCTCTCCGCGTCCCCGCTGCGTGCGAAGCGCTCGCTGCTTGCGAGCTGTGCGTCCGTCCATTTGGTGAAGTCGATCATGGTGTGTTGTGGTGTTGAGTGTTGCAACTGTTGCAGTGTTTCAGCGGCCAAGGGAGACGCCGCGTGCGGTGATGCGGCAGGGGCCGCAGAACAGGCGAACGTCGTTGCGGCGCAGCTCCCACACGTTGCGACATGCGGTGAACGTGTATGCCCCACTGGTGCGGGAGACGTGCCCGCTGCGGAGTTCGCTGCGCCCCGTCATTTGGTCGAGTTTGAACAGTTGACTCACGACGTTGAACGCCTGAGAGAATGTCCAAAGGCTGCTGTTGACTGCGTGCTGCGTGCTGCTGGTGTGTGGTGTATTCATGGCCCCACCAATATGCTGCGTTGCAGATTCATTGTCAACAAAATATCAGCTCGGCATTTTGCCCTGTGCGCGAAGCATTTACAGAGGGTCAACGCGCACCCCACGCAGGGAGCGCGCTACGTGCGGGCGCAGCAGCAGCTCGTCCTCCCCCCTCCCCAGCAGCAGCGCAAGCGCGTCCCGCGCGGGGGCGATTGTGCGGGAGAGCAGCACTGCGCCGCGCATGTCAAAGCGCTGCGCGAACCACTCCGCCTTCTCCCGCGAGAGCGTCCAAGAAAATCCCCTGCGGTGCTTGTGCTTCGCCCCCCTGTAAACTTCCACGCTCTCCGGCAGCACGTCGAACGCGCGCCGCTCCTTCGTGTTCATCATCAGCCGCGCGCCGCCGCTGCTGAAAATAGTTTCCCACGCGTCGAAGTTTATGCCCACTCCCTCCGCGTCCGTCCACACCTCCTCGATGAGCTTCCAGCCCTTGCGCGTGCCCGTGAGTTTTGGCAGCACTTGCAGCAGCGCGTCGAGGCGGTAGGGGCGCTCGTGCAGGAACACAAACCTGTCCCACTCTCGCGCCGCCCTCGCCTCCGCCACCGCCCGCAGCTTGTTTGCGTATTGCGCATTCACCATCTTGTTCATCTGCGGCACGTGGAACACTTGAATGACGAGCGGGTGGTGGATGCAGCTTCCCAGCGCGTTGTCCCTCCTCACGTGCTTCTCAAGGTCGGGGTGCAGCGCCTCCGGCGTGAACCACGCGGCGAACTCCTCCGCCGCCTTGAAACTACTCTGCGGTGGCTTCGATGTCATCGGGTGTGACTCCTCCGTGGATTTGGATTTCAAAATACGGGTTCTTCTCCGACGCCTGTGCGCACATGATGTTGAGCACCCGCATGCCCCACTCCGGCAGGGGGCACACGTGGATGGCGTGGAACGTCGCTATGGCGTGCAGCAGCGCGAGCGCGGCCATGCGCTCCGGCGAGTAGGGCAGCACGAAAAAGTTCTGCTGGCTGTCGCCATAGCAGAACGTCGCACGCTCCAAGACGCGCTTGTGCCACCGCACGTAGGTCACGCCCTCCTTTTCGCTGTGCTTGGCGAGGTAGGCGAGGATGGCTGCGCGCCCGTGCAGGGGAACCAGCTTGTGCAGGTTCGTGCCCGTCCAAAGCCCCAGCACGGCAAAGGCGACCTCCGGCGCGGGCGCGCCAAACAGCCTCCTGTCGTTCCACTCCCGCGCCGCTATGGGGTCGGCGGCGAACTGCCCGTGCCACGTGGGGCCGTGCGTGAGCAGCGTGCGGTAGATGCCCGTCTCGTCGAAGTCGTCAAACGCGCTGCATGGCATGGCGGTGACAAGCTCCGCGTGCCTGTCCGCATCTCTGCGCACGCTCTCCACCACAAAGGCTGGGAGGGATTTTGTGTGCAGCCACTCAACGAGGTGGTCGAACTCGCACAGGTCAATGGACGCGGGGAGGGCGAAGCGCTTGGCGCGAGACTCCGCCATGCGCTGTGCGACAAGCTGCTGGCTCATTTGTCCTCCTCTCCGACGCTGCCGCCAAACTTCACAATGGCCTCCTCCACGGGTTCCTTGTAGGAGTCGTCCGCACGCTTAAAAAGGCGGCGCACAAACTCGCGGTTCTGAAACAAGCTGCGCTCGTCGGTAATGAGCATGTTGGGGTCGAGTGACGTTCCGTTGCCGCTCATCGCTTGTCCCTCCAGCATACCCACGCGGCATGGGCGCACACGCACAGGGCAAGCACGCACACGGGCCAAAAGTTCATGCACAGTTTGCCCAGCACTTGCAGCATGAGCGCGCCCTGCTCCGATTGCGTCAGCGTCGTTGCGAGTAGCGCGTGCATCAGTTGTTCCTCCAGTTTGGTTGAGCTTTGGAGAGCACCCCATGCAGGGCGACTTCCTTGGGCTTGAGCGCGTGGTAGGCGACTGCGAGCGCCAGCGCTTTTAGATACTGCTTCATCATGGTGTTGTTTTTCCTTTCGTGGTGTTGTTGGTGTCTGCTGCTAAATTGTGCGGGAGCGGGAACTCGCATCCCCTGTCGTCCGTGTCCCCGTCCCTGCGCGCGTTGCCCGCCAGCACGTCCGCTTCCTCGTTGAGCGCTGTGCCCGCGTGCCCCCGCGTCCAGTTGAACTCCAGCGCACGCGTTTCCCTATGCCACTCAATGAGGCGGATGATGCGCTGCAACAGTTGCAAGTTGGCGACGGGGTTGCCCACGCTGTTCACCCACCCGCCGTCTGCCCAGCCAAAGCGCCACACGCAGAGGGCGCGATAGCAGTATTGCGAGTCCGTGATGATTTCCAGCGGGTGCTCCGTGCGCTGCACGAAACACAGGGCGCGGTAGATGGCGGTCAGCTCCGCTTCGTTGTTGGTTGTGCGGGGAAGGTGCCCGAAGCGGCGCAGCACGCGCCCGCGCCACGTGGCAACAAACGCCCAGCCCCCTTTCCCGTCCCCGCCCGCGTTGGCGTTCCAGCAGCTCCCGTCCGTCCAGACCGTGATGGGAAAATCCCGTGGTGTCTTTTTCATAGCTCAAGTCTCCTGCGTCGCACGTAGCTGGGGCGGTTTGTTCGCGCTGTAGCGTCCGCTGTGCTGTTTTCCCCCTCTGGGGCAGGGGTTGCTCCCTCCGCAGCCCTGCGGGCGCGTGCAAGCAGCTCCTCCGGCGTGACTGTAAACACTACGTCCCCCACTTCCTCGTCCTCCTCCGGCTGGGGCTGGGGGCGGATGGCAACTGCCACAACTGCGCCCGATGCGTCCCGCACCTCCACGTGGTCGGGGTTCCTGCGCTGTGCGCTGGGGATGGGCTGCGTGTTGGGCGTGGCGGTGAAGCGCCCCGTCTGCGTCCCCTCTCCCAGCGTGACGCCGTTGGCTATGACGTGCAGCTTCGCGCTATCGGACAGCGCTTGGAACGCACGCACGGCTTCGCCCATGCGGATGCTCTCGTCGGGGAAGCGCCCCACTCCCGCCGTGCCTTGCGGAAAAAGGACGTAGCCCTTTTCCCGCTTCTCGGAGACTATGCGCAGCGCTACAGGAGACAGCATGGGCCAGCCGGAGAGCATGGATGTGGTGCCTTGCAGCTTGCGCTGGTTGGTGCTGCGGCGGAAGGACGCTTGCAGCGTGCCCCAGACGAGCTGTGTGCGCTTGCCCCAATAGGAGACGAGCGCGAGCGTGTGTGCATCCGTGCTCACGTGCAGTGCAAGCTCGTAGAACTTGTCGTGCCCCGCTGTTGTGCACTCCAAGTGCAGCACGGCGAGCGGGTGCGGGCTGTAGCGTGCCCCCGTGTTGTCCAGCGCCATTGGGTTGCTCATATGATGTCCCTCCCACACAGCTCCACCGCGCAGCGCATGGCGTAGGCCGTTGCCACGGGGTCAGCCGTGTATTGCAGCTCGTCGGGCAAATCGTTCACGGGGGCGACGAGGTAGGGCGGGGGCAGCACTTCCTCGTCCCAGCGGACGCCGCGCATGCGCAGCAGTTGCACGGGCTGGAACCCCGTGGTGAGGTCGATGAGGAGAGGCACGGGGCGCACGTCAGGCAGCGCTGCCCACACGTGCATTTCTGGGAAGTTCCCCGCCCGCACGTGCTGCACGGCCTCCGCTGCGATGAACGTGTAGCCGAATCCGTTGTTGCACACCCCGTCGTCGCGCTTGTGCGCTACGGTGAGGAAGTTGGCGCTGCCCCCTTGCAGGATAGCGCGGTGCCCCTGCTGCCGTGCTGCAACTGTTGCAGCGATTGCCCACAGGAGGCACGCGCCCTCCCGCGCGATGCCCAAGCGGGAGAACGCCGCTTCGTAGAAGGCTTGTGCTTCGCACAGAAAGGCGTGAATTTCGAGTTTTGATGCGCTGGGTGCGTTCATGTGCTTGCCCTAGTGGATGGACTCGTGCTTCCAGCCCCGTGTCGGGCGCACGTCACCCCGCTCGTAGGCGAGCAGGAGGGGGACGACGCTTGTGGCCCCGTTCTCCTTCATCTGCGCAAGCAGCGCAGCGGCGAGCGCGTAGGCTCCGTCGCGGAACCCCAGCGCATAGCCAGCGGGGGGCGTGTGGATGCTGCCCACGTGCAACTTGCTGCTGAACGGGGCGTTGTTGATCTGCTCCCACTGCGGGTCAGCCGCGAGCGGCTCCAGCGTGGGCGTTGGTGTGGTGGTGTGTGGTGTGCTCATGGCAGTGCTGAGAGTAGCGCTTGCAGTTTAATTGTCAACAGGGAAAGCGCGCTGCCCGCGTGCTGCGCTGCACACTGCGGCGGTGCAAAGCTATGGGGCGAGCGCCCCGCGAAAAATAATCAACAAAAAAGGCGCGCCCCGTGTGGAGCGCGCCTCTTGTTGTGCGCAGCTTGTGCGCGTGCTGCTACTTGCCGCCCTTGCCGTAGTGGCTCTTGGCGTAGCTGCTCACGTCCGCGAGTCCGTAGCTGTTTTCCAGCGAAGCGAACGCGGTGTCGATGTCGGGCTTGGCCCCCGTGCCGTTGAGCACTGCCCACTCGCTGACGATGTGAGCGAACGCGGCGTTTTCATCCGCGCCCTCTCCGAGCTTCTCCTGCGCATCTTTGATGGCGCTGGCGACGACTTTGCCCTGATCCTCGAACAAGCGGAACTTGAACGTGGTGGCGGTGGCGGTGGGGCCAGCGGGCGGGTTCACATCCCCGTCCCCCGCTTTGACCTTGCTCTGCTTGATTTCCGCCTGCAAGTCCTCGCGCCCCAGCTCGTCCGCTTTCTTGAGCCAGCCCTGCACGTTTTTCTTGTTGACGACGCCCGTGAGTTCCTTCGCCTTGGCCCAGCCCAGCGCGAGGACGGTTTCCTGCTCCACGCCCAGCGGTGAGAACGTCTCGTAGATGCTGACATAATACATCGCGCGGCGGTATTTCATCCCCAGCTCGACCTCCACGTAGTTCTTGAAGCCGTGCGATCCCGCGTAGGGGTGCTCGCCCGCCTCCGTCTCCACTTTGACGAACGACTTGTTGCGCTGAATGAAGGACAGCACGCCGCCCAGCGTCCAGAAGGTTTCCTGAATGCGCTGCGCGAGCGACTTGGCGGCTTTGAGCGCGCTGGCGTCGGACTTGACCTGCTTCTGCACGTCCTCGCTGTAGGCGGACATGGCGAGCGGTTTCAGCTCCTCCGCTTCCGGCTTCACGGCCTTGGGCGCTTTGGCGGGCTTCTCCGCTTTGACCTTTTTGGTCTTGGCGGCTTTCTCGGCCTTCGCGGGAGCGGGCTTGGCTGCGGGCGCTTTGCCCTTCTTGATCTGCGGCACTTTGGCGGCAGCGGCGGGCTTCTCAGCGGGCGCTTTCACCTTCGCGGCCTTGTCCGCTTTGGCGGCAGGGGCGGCGGAGATTTTGAGCGCCTCGATTTCCGTGTTGAACACGGAGTCCTTGGCCTTCGGGTTGTTGACGCTGACGACGTTGAACGATTCCGCGTCCACTTGTCCGGTGATGCGCACCTTCTCGCCCTTGGTGAGGATGGGCTTCTGCCCCTTTTCGAGCGGCTCGCTGTATCCCGTGAAGCGGACGATTTCGTTGGTTGTGAATGCTGCTTTTGACATGGTGTTTTTTCCTTTTTGGTTTTTGGTTTGTGTTGCTTGTGCTGCCCACTGGCGGCAGCAACGAACGGGAATATGCGTGCTTGCAGATTTGTTGTCAACAGGAAATTGCAACAGTTGCAGCGCTCAGCGTCTCCTGCTGCGCACGGGGGCGTCGAAGCGGCTGGGGGTGCCCCCGCTCGCTGCGCTTGTGTTTATGCGGTGCCGCAGCAGGAAGGAGGCGGGAGGCTGGTTGAGCCGCACGTGCAGGATGGAGTTGAAATAATTTTTTGAAAAAAGTGCATCGCGGGCGAGCTGCTCCTTCAATTTTCCCGATTTCCTGCGGTTGTCCGTGCGCCAGAGGGGCTGCAAATTTGTGAAGTGAAAACAGGCGCTCCTGTGCTCGGGCAGCGTGAGGTCGAACGCCCTGCACGGGATGCGATGGTCGATTTCCCATGCGCCGTAATTTTCCCACGTCATGCCCTCCGTGAACTGCGCCTCAAGATGCGCACGCAGCTCCGCGTGGCTGCACCCCACCAACTTGAACGTCTTGTCCGTCTTGCGCAGTCCTTGTGAAAGGAACACCTCCCGCACCCTGCCACGTAGGGCGGCAGCAACACGGGCTGATGGGTTGCTTTGCATGCGCTTCTTTTTATACTCTCGCGCCCGCTTGCGGATGTGGGGCTGTTTTCTGTTCTCCCTGTTCCACGCATTGTTCTTGGCCCGCACGTGCTCCCGCTTTTGATATTCCTGCTGCCTTTTCTTTAGCAGCTCAAACTCCCAAGGCATTATCCAGCGCTCCCCGTTTGCACAAGTTGGGCTGTATTCACGAAACACCTTGCCGTCCGCGCGAACGAATCCGAACCGGAGCACACGTTGAGATTTTGGTGGTCGTTGATCCTCCATACTGCTGCTGAACGCGTGCCACTGTAGCGTCAAGGCGCGACGGGGTAAAGCTAGAAGGTGGCTGGTTGAGGCGCACGTGGATGATGCTGTTGAAAAAATCTGTGCGGACAAGCGCGTTCAGCGCCAGTTGAATTTTCAGCTCCGCAAACGAGCACTCCCATTTCGACTCGCACAAGTGGAGGATTTCCCGCGTCCAAAAAGAGCGCCCCGTGCGCCCCAATTCCGCCACCAGCTCGTTGCTGCTGCCGAAGTATTTTCTCCAGTCGCTTTCCTTGCGCTCGATGCGCACGCGGCGGGTTCCCTTGAGCGGCTTGCGGCGGATGCGGCTCCAGAACAATTTTTTCCCCACATACATCTTCCCGCTGGGAGAGGTGATGAGGTAAACGAACCCCAGCCACTCCTCCGGCGCTGTGGTGAACTCCCTGCCCTGCCAGAGCCACGGGCGAGCTGTTTGTGCTTGTGTTTTTTTCATGTCAATTCCTTCGCCCAAAGCAGCTCGCGCACGCCACACACTTGCGCGCTGTCGGCGTCGCCGCGCTGCTGCACACGGGGAGCTTGGGCGGCAGCGCCCCTCCCATCTCGCACGCCCGCAACTGCGCCACGCTCGCCTTCGCCGCTGCGATCTGCATTGCCATGTCTCCCGCCCCCACATGAAACTCCCTGTAGGGCGAGCGGAACGTGTAGTCCTTGCAGACGTAAAATATCGCCAGCTCCTCGTGCACGGGTTCGCCCATCACGCGGAGCAAGTCCACGTAGAAGGAGGCTTGAAACACGTGGTCGGGCTTGGGGCGCTCCAGCTCCTCAAACTCCCGCTTGTTGATGCTCTTGATTTCCACGATGCGCCTGCTCCCCGCGTCGTGCAGTTGGATGTCAGGGGAGCCGCTGATGCGCAGCTCGTGGTCGAACACGGGCAGCTCGCCAAAATTGTTGGCGGGGGTGGCGCAGTGCGTGCAACGCAGCTCCCTGTGAAGCCCCTCGTAGGCCACCATGCCGCAGTTGCAGCGCCACACCCCATACACGTTCCCCAGCCCCACGTGAGCCAGCACTGCGTCGCGCACGTGCTTTTCCGCCGCCCTCCCCAGCGCCCACACGATGCGGTCGCCTGCGCGCGGGAGGTTGACGATGGGGATGTCGTCCACTGCTGCGAGCCTGTAGAGGCGCGGGCAGAAGGAGAGCAGGGAGGAGACGTGGATGTAGCCCTCCCGCACGCGGCTGCTGTCGGGCTGTGCGTCCGCTTCCTCCACCATGCGCGTTATGTAGCCCTCGCTCAGTGCGGGCGCTGCTGCGGGCCTTTGCGCGCGATTGCGGACGCGCTGCGGGCGGACATGCTCCTGCATGCTGCGCAGGAGGCTCACGGGCGCAGCCTCCCGTTGAGCAGGTCGCGCTCCCTGATGCGCCCCGCCTTGTAGTCGTCCGCGTGGCGCTCCGTAAAGAACAGGAGGGCGGGAGCGCTCTGCTGGTGCTGTGAAAGGTTGATGCCAAAAATCTGGGCGACCTGCTGCGCTGGGGGTCTGGAGTTTACCATGCGCACGCTGGGGTCGCGCATCAGCTCGCTGAATGCTTGTGGGCTGAGCACTAGGCGCAGCGCGTTCCTGTCCCTGTTGGGCGCTCCCTCTAGGGCGTGGTTCACAAGGCGGTGCACATCGCTCACGCTTGTCATTGCCCCTCCTTCCACGCGCCCATCATTTCCAGCACGTAGAGCGGCACCACCGCCACGCTGCCCCGCACCTTCCCCCGCGCGTCCGTGAACTCCACAACAAAGGCGGGAAGCTCGTTGCTTGCCAGCGCCGCCGTCTCAATCTTCCCCAGCATTTCCGTGGTCACGCGGAAGCTCTCCTTGGATGTTGTCTTGGCCTCAATGCGCAGCACGCGCTTGAGCCGCACATCGCCCTTCACGTCCAGCGCTCCGCTGGCAACAGTGCGCTGTCCGCCCACGCGCTTCGCCAGCTCCTTCTCCTGCAAGCGTGAGCGGGCGATGCTGCGGTGCTGCTGCTGCCTCTTGGGAATCTTTAGCGCCATGATGCTTAGAACGGGTCAGGCTCCTGCTGCGGCTGCTGCGCCCAGCGCTTGCTCTTGTATTCCGGCGCGTGCCTCTCCCTGTTCCCCTTGGCTATGTTCTCGCCGCACGGGAGCGCTTGGATGTTGTCCAGCGAGTATCCCCGCCACGCCTCCCGCCTGTCCATGTGCAGGTTGGGGTTGCGCTTCCCGTCCACAAACACCCCCTCCGCAACAACCCACGCCTCGAACTCCGCACGCGTGAGCGTCACTTCTATCTTCCGCTGCCGCGCGTGATCCAGCAGGTGATGCCACGCAGCCACAAGCGGGTGCTTCGCCCTCCACTGCCGCTGGTAGCACTTGTGGCAGATGCTCCGCCCCTTTGCCTTCTCGTTCCTGCAATACTTGGTCGCGCACAGATGTCGCTGCTTTCCTCTGGGGCGCTGTTTGTGCTTTGGCATCGCTGGGGTTCATAGGTCTATTAGGACGCCTCTGCCCAATCAAGCAAATACCCATCGGGCGGTAGCAGTGGAAGCCCTTTGCTTTGCCTCTGCGCTGCAATGACCTGCTGGCACAGCCGCACGTATTCCTCCGGCGTCTCGCGCAAGTGGGTGACGATGCTGGCGATGTTGCCAAACTTGCGGTCTATCCCGTCCACGCGCCACGCAGCGCCCCCACCCGTCAGCATGCCCATTTTCTTAGCATACACGCAAACGGTGTCCGCGTCGTCGATGGTTCCCTGCGGCACTCCGTCCGCGTTGTCTGGGTTTATCATCATGCGGAACTCTCCGCTGCGGATGCTGCTGCCGTGCTTGGCCTTTGTGATTTTGAACTCGTGCGCATTGTGCTCCACCACGTCGTTGTCGTAGCGGTCTTTCCCGTGCTCCTCCTTGTTCTTAATCTCAATCTTCGTCGTGGGGATGTGGTTGATTTGGCGACCACCGGGCAACGTGCGCGGGTCGCCCAGCACTAGCCCTCCCACCTTGAAGCGGAACTGGTTGACGAACAGGTTGGTGACGAAGTGCCCCCGCTTGCGCTCCGCTTGGTAGGAGGCTGTGAGCTTGCTGCACATGACGCCCATTAGGCGCGCCAGCTCCGTCATAGTCATATCCTCCGCGCTCTTTTGAATGATGTTGAACGGCACGCAGCCGGGGATTGAGTCCAGCACGACCATGCCCGTTTCCCACGCGCCCATCATTGCCTCCATAACGTCCACGGCCTCCTGCCCCGTCTCCGGCCTGTGCACCAGCAGCCTGTCCAAGTCAACGCCGAGCTGCGTTGCCCACTGCGGGTCAAACATGCCCTCGCTGTCAATCCACACCACTTGCTTGTCGGGATGCTTGCGCTGGAAGCAGCCCACCACTTTCTTTAGGATCGTGGTCTTGCCGCTGCTCTCCAGCCCGTAGATCATAGTCGGGAAGCCCTCTGGGATTCCGCCCAGCAGGGCGAAGTCCAGAATGAAGGAACCCGTGGGAATGTGGTTGGCGATGGGGATTTGAGACGCGGGCAGCACGCTGTTCTCTCCCTTGTTCTTCCTAATATCCGCCAGCACTGCCGCCAGCTCATTAGCGGGCGCGGGTGCTGCCTTTGCTGGTGCTGCCTCTGCTGCTTCCGCCTTAACCTTCTTGCCGCGCTTGCGTGTGGGAGCAGCCATGTTATCCCTGCACCCCCAGCGCATTGTCGATTTCCAGCTTGATGAACTCCGCGACCATTTCGCTCGCCGCGTCAAACGTCTTGCGCACTGCGGGCGCTGTTGGGGCGCACGGGAGGTTGACGGAGACGGAGACTTTGAGTGACTCGTAGTTCCCGAGGTTCTTAGTGGTGCTGCCCGAAACGCCTACGTAGGCGGGGTTCGCCTCGTCCGTGCCCACAAAGGTTTCGTTGGTGTCGGCCTCGTCAATTAGCTTGCCTTGCATCTTGTGCTCGACGCTCTTAATGACGTGCCCCTCTTTGGCGTTGACCGCCCTGCGCTGCCTGACTCGTGTTGGAGTGCTCATGGTGTTATGGTGTCTTTCTTTTGTTGCAACTGTTGCAGCTATTTGACTGCCGCGAACAGTTTGGTGATGGTGTCGCTATCCGACTTTCTAAGGTAGGCTTTTTTGCTGTAGTGGTCACGCAGAATTACGGCCACCGACTTAACTTGTGCCAAAGTGTAAACCCCCACGGGTTGCCCGTGCACTAAGGCTGTCCGCTGCGGGTAGGGCAGGATATTGCGCGTGATCCAGCGGTAGAGCGTGGACGGGTCTAAGCCCCCAAGCACCATTCCCAGCTCCTCCACTGTAAAGCACAGCGCGGGCGAGTAGCTCTCCGCCTCCGTCAACGTGGGGCGCGTCTGCCCGTGTGCGGACACGTCGCTGGCTGTAACCACCACGGGGTTGCTGACAATGGCGCGGTTTCTGTAGCTGCGCCTGTTAGCCTCCCGCACGTGCGCCCTGTAGGTGGGGTCGGATTGATAGCGCTGCTTGCGCTGCTTATTGTAGCGGGCGAGCCACTTGGGGTCGTAAACTCTTTTTTCGGTTGGTTTATTCATGGTCGATAACTTCCACATTGTTTTCCCTGTATTCCCTCAGCCTCGCGCCCGTGTAGGCGCACAGCAGCGGAACCCCCTTGTCCCGTATGGTGAACCACACGGGGCGGGGCTTGTTTGGCAACGGTCTGCGGATTCGGCCTATTGCCTGCACCCCGTCTGCCCTCGGCGTTGCATCCAGCCCAGCGTCCAAGCGTGCTATGTCCAGCCCCTCCTTGCCCATGCCGTAGGTGCTAAACACCACGCGGGCGCTGTCGCTGACGAGCGCAAGCTGCTTGGCGTTGTGCTGCTTCTTTTTCTTCCCGTCCTTGTAGGAGCGGCAAAACAGCCCCATGTCCCCTGCTTGGATTGCGCGCGCGCCTTTAGCGCACAGCCGCATGAGGAGTTGCAGGTGCTTAACCCTGTCGGAGAGCACTAGCACGTGACGCCCCTTTAGGTAGAGCGATTGGATGATAGCCACCAGCGCGTCGTTGCGGCGCGGGTGATGCACCAGCCTGTTCATCAGCTCCCCGCTGCTCATAGCCGTGGAGTCCTTGATGTAGGTGTCGAAGTTTACGACTCGGCACGTGCAGGGCAGCGCGTCGCTTAGTCCGTGCACTGCGGGCGGGCCGAAGTAGTCGAGGAACAAGCACTCCGCCCCGTCCTTGCGCGTGGGCGTAGCTGTTAGGGCGATGCGGTGCTTGCAGGGAAAGAGCTTGAGGGACTGCGAAAACATCACAGCCCCCAGCCTGTGCGCCTCGTCCCACACGACGATTCCGAACTGCTGCACAAAGTCCTCCGGCAGCGGCTTCATAACTAGGTTGTGAATCACAGCCACCACAATCGCCTTGCCCAAGTATTCGCACTTCGCCCCCTCCACTAAACCTATGTCCCCATCAGCAAGCCCCAAGTGCAGCGCGGCCTCCCGCCTCCACTGCGCGGCGAGCACCTTGTTGGTGACAATGATGAGCGCGGCGCGTTGCAAGCGCCCAATGGTGTTAAGTGCCACCACTGTTTTGCCGCTGCCCGTGGGCGACTCCACCAGCGTCACCATGCTGCCCCGCGCGTGCTGTAGCACTGCGGACATTAACTCCGCTTGGTTAGGGGATGCCTTTGGGTGGTGCGGGTCTGGGAACTTGCTGACAGCTATGGCGCGCCCGTCGCCTAATGTTTTTGAAAGTGTGTATGCCCCTCGCAGGGAGCAGGACTGCAACAGTTGCAGCCCGAAGTGGATTGGAACTCCCACGCGCTGCGCGTCTCTGTCTAGCACGTAGTTCCTAATCTCCACATCCTCCGCGTCGTCGCGGAAGCCCCGCACAACACAAGTCAAGCGCCTGCGCAGCGTGTCCGCGCTTGTCCGTGTGAACGCCCCGAAGGGTATCCATAGGAGCGCGTCTGCCTGCGCCTGTGCTGCTGTGCTGTGCGGGGTGTTCATGTTTCCGTGACTACCGCTTAGTCCTCACCAAACGGTTCGCCCCCTGCGGGCGCTGCTGCGCGGCGGCGGGTGCGGGCGGGTGCTTCCGGCTCCGGCGCTGCTGCTGTGCGGCGGCGTGTGCGCGCTGCGGGTTCCGGCTCCGCTGGCGCGGGTGCGGCTGCGCGGCGCGTGCGTGTTGCGGCTGCGGGTGCAGGGGCGTCGTCGCCCATAGGCACGTCGTCCTCAAACTCCGCAATGACTTCCGCTGCGCTCCCCGCTGCTGCTGCGCGAGGGGCACCCCCGCCGCTGCCATAGCGGTTGAGGATGTCCTGCACGTCGGGGCGCGGGAAGATTTTCTTGTAGTCATAAGGCGTGATGTCGAAGTTCTCAGGGCGGATCACTGTCTTGCCGTCCTGCCCCACGATTGCATCGTGCCCGTATTCCTCGTCCAGCTCCTCCTCGGAGATAAGGTCGAACACCTTGCCCCCTTCTTGGATCACCGGCTCGCCAATGCGTGCGGAGGTGCTCTCCGTTCCGCGCTTCATAATGAGATACATGCCGCGCATGCTCCCGCCGCCATCCTTAGCGGCCTTCTCCAACTGCCGGAACAGGTCGAACTGTCCCAGCTTCACAGGCAGCAACATCTTGCTGTGAGGGATCACGACGCCCTTCTTAGTCGTGAACGACTTGAGGACGAGGCAGGTGAGGAACAGCGTGTAGGAGCTGTCCTTGTAGCGCTCGCAGATCGGGCAGGGAGTGCCCAAGTCTTTGATGCACGGCTCGTGGATGCTCCAGATGCCGTCCCCGTCTTGCAGGTTGTGCTCGTAGAACGCGATTCCGCTTTCCACGCTCTCGTCGAGGATAATGATTTCGCACTCCTCGCCCTTTTTCAAGTAGTAGCGAAACGGGGCAAACGTGCCCGTGGCTTTCCGCTCCTGCTCCTTCTTAGCGCGTGCCGCTGTCTCCAGCATGTCCGCGCCCGTGTGTCCCCATCCGCCCGTCGCTGCGGCTGCGCTGCGTGTGCGTGTGGGGGTTGCTGCTGCTGGCGCTGCGGGTGCTGCTGCACCTCTGCGCCGTTGTCTTACTTGCTCTGGCATAGGTTTGTTTCTCCTAGTTGTGGGCTGACGCCCTTTTGTTGCCCTTGCGGGCTGTTTAGTTTCCGCCGGAAGCGCACGGGAAGAATTTCCCCGATAAGCTCCGCGACGGCTTCCGCTATACTGAGCGGAAATCCTGCGGTGACAAGATCAAACACGTCCAGCGGGTTCAATCCGTCCCATACATAAAGTCCATATTCCTCGCACGTGATGGCGAGGGAGCGCTGTGCGTCCAGCGAGTAGAGCGCGCTGGGCAGCAGCAGCAAGCGCAGGGACGCCGTGCGGCGCACGATGCGCAGCTCCACGCCCATTCCTTGCGCGAGGCGCTGGCGTGCGAAGCTGGTGATGTCCGGTGTGTCCATGCCTAAGACTTTAGCTGTTGCAGATTAGTTGTCAACTGCAAAGCTCGTGGTCAACGCTTAGCATGCGCTGCAACTGTTGCAGCGTAAGGTCGTCGGGGTCGTCCACGCCCTGCGGGTATAAGGCGAGCTTCGTGGGCAGCTCCTTTTTGAGCGTGTCCACTGCACCCCCGCCCTTGTGCGCGCCCACGTGCCTGTCCCACGGGCCGAACAGCCCCTCGTCCCCTGCATGGTCGTTGTCGTAGCACAGCACAACAGGCTCCCCGATTTCAATAAGCAGGTCGCGCTGGAAGTCGCTCAAGCTGCTGCCCATGCTTGCCACGGGGTTGCACCACCCACGCGCGCCAATGCTTATCATGTGGGCGTAGGCAAACAGCCCCTCCACAAGCAGCACGGGCTTCCCCTTCTGCACCAAATGCTCTCCCAGCAGACACAGCTCCTTGCGGAAGGAATAGTCCCGATGCTTGCTGTAGCGGGGGAAGGGGTAGGCGCTGGGGTGCAGGATGCTGCGCCCGCTGAACCCGTAGAGCTTGCCGCTGCGCCCCATGACGGGAAAGAGCACGCGCTGCTCGCGGGTGTCAAACTTTAGCCCCATCGTGAGCGAGGCGGCGCTGGTGACTCCCCTGCGCTGGAGATACTCGCGGCACTCCGGCACTTCCCACGCGAGCGGATACATATTGGCGAACACGTCCATGTCCAGCTCCTCCCGCTCCGGCACCTCCTCGCCCTCCTGCTCAAAATCTCCCAGCGCCACGCGCATGTCGTTTAGGTCGGCGCGGATAATAAGGTCGTCCATGTCCTCCTCCCTGTAGTGCTGCAACAGGCGCATGAGCGAGCTTGTGCGCCCGTGCTGCTTGCACGTGAAGCAGTGGAAGGAGGATATGCCCTTGGGGTTGACCTTCACGAAAAAACTGGGGTTGGTGTCCCTGCCCCGCTCGTGCAGCCACTCCGCAAGCGGGCACAAGCACGCAAGCCACCCCGCGTGGTTTGGGCGTCGGCTCACCACGCTCACTGCGGCCTCGTCTAGTATGCTGAGAAGTTCTGGCTGTGTCATAGAATCATAATGGGTTTGGGTTGCTCCGGCGCGGGAGGCTTGCGCAGCACTAGGCCGTCGCACTGCACGGAGTTTTTGATAAGCACGGCATGCGCGCGCTCCTCTGCCGCGTGCGGGTCTGCGGGGCCGATGAACACCATTGGGGCGGACACGAACACGGCGCGCCCCTTCGCGCGGACAAAAGGCTGCACAGTCCACAGCGAGGGCAGCAGGGGAAAGGCGTCAGTCGGAAAATCCATAAACCCCCCGTGCTACAGCGTCGCGTGTCCAAGGGGTGAACAGAAAGCGGGGGTCGGGCGTGCGCCCCAAGCGCGTCAGGTCGAGCCTGTCCGCGTCCAAGCAGCACGCCACAAGCACGCGCCAGCTCTCCGGCCTCTTGGGTGCGTGCGTGAACCCGTATTGCCACGGCTGGAGGACAGTGTGCACGCTGCACGCGCTTGCCACATGCTCGACAAGCTGCGCATCCACGTGAGGGCACAATCGCGCGGAATGGCCCCGTAAAAGCTCCGCAGCGCGTTCCCCGTGCGTTGTGTCCCAGCCTTCGTCCTGTCTCCTGCTGTCGTGCAGCAGCGCAAAAAGGCGGACGGCGGGGAGCAACTGCGTGCGATAGGCGGGGTAGGCGAACTGGAGGATGTGCTGCGCATTGCAGCTCACGCGCGCCCAATGGTCGGGGCCGTGGATGCTGTCCGTGCCGATGAGCGGCCACTGCGCGAGCACGGCATGAAATTGTGGGAGGGAGACGCCGAAGTAGCGCTGGGCATCGTCGGCGGAAAAGTTGTCGGGGTTTGTGGGGATCATTGTGTTGCAACAGTTGCAGCGAGCAGGGGATGGAACCCTGCCCGCTGCGGGTTGGCTACTTCGCGGCCTTGACTGTGACGTTCTCCGTCCCCGCCTTGCTGACGAGCACTTGCGCGAGCAGGGAGGTGCCCAGCACTTCCGTCACGGCTTCCGCGCTGGCGGAAACGATGGCGAGGAACTGCGCTTCCGTGCAGAGCGTGCGCAGCTTGCTCACGTCCACGGTCTGCCGCTGGGGCGTGAGGATTTCGGCGTCGAGCGCCACGGGGCGTCCGTCCTCCTCGTAGGTGACGGAGAACGCGGCGACCCCTGCGTCCTTCATCCCGCCGAGCAGCTCCTTGCGGGCCTTGTCGCTCGTGCGCTTGTGCGCGTTCATTTCGCGGTTCTCGCGGAAGTGCAGGATGGCGAGCTTGTCGAGCTTCTGCTGCTTGCTCTCCTCCTCGTGCGCGTCGATTTTGCGTGTGCGGGTTCTGACTGGTGTTTTGCTTGTTGCTGGCATGGTGTCCTTTCGGTTGTTGGTTTGTTGCCGCTGCGGTTGTGCTGCGACGGGGTTGATGATGCAGTTTTGCAGATTCATTGTCAACACTGAATTTTGATCCAGCTTGGCGCGGCTGCTGCCACGTCCAGCTCCTCCGTCGCCCCCAGCGAAGTCCCCACGGAAACGTCCGCAAGGATGGGGATGGGAGACTTGATGCCGAACCACTCCTCCAGCGGGGGCGTCTGCATCGCCCACTTGATTCCCCCTGCGCACTCCCGCACGCAGTCCTCCCGCGCCTCCAGCACTGCCGCGTCGTGAATGAAGGCGAGCGGGCGCACAACGTCGCGGGGCGCGTTCTCGCAGAAGCGGAACATGCCAATCAGCCCCAAGTCGGACGCGAAGCGCTGCACGGGGCTGTTGATTGCCTGCCGCTCGCAGTCGCCCCGCACGCCCTCGTCGTCGCTGTCGATGCTGGGGAGCCTGCGCAGCGCGCCGTGAAGCCCCCGCACGTAGCCGTGAAGCTGCACGAATGCCCTCATGCTCTTGTGCCACGCTTCGAGGCGGGGGTAGAGGGCGAAGAACGCGCGGCGCATGGCGATGGACTGCTCCTCGCTCAAGTTGAGGCCGTAGTCCGTTTTCGCATACACGCGGAACGTCTTCCACCCCATGCCGTAGAGGAACCCGAAGTTGACCGCCTTTGCTTGGAAGCGCTTGAAGTCATAATACTCGCCCCACGTCTTTCCATCAAACCCGCCCACCTTATACTTCGCGGGCACCTCCTCCTTGCTGCCCTTGAGTGCGGAGAAGCGCTCCATTGTGATGCCGAGAATCGCCGCCGCTGTTGCTGCGTGAATGTCCCCGCCCTCGCGGTAGATGCGCAGCATGGTCGTCTCCCCTGCCATCCACGCCGCAATGCGCAGCTCCGCTTGGCTAAGGTCGGCCTCAATAATTTTGTATCCGTCCGAGGGGATGAAGATTTTGCGATACTGCTTGGCGAGCGCGCCGCGCTTGGGAAAGTTCTGCGCATTCGGATCGCTGCTGCTGCTGCGCCCCGTGACTACGCGGTGAAGGTGGAAGCTGGGATGGATGCGCCCGTCCTCCATGATGTGCTGCCAGAACCCCGTCGGCTCGCTGTATTGGGACAGGAACAGTTGGTCGCGGTCAGTCACCAGCAAGTTGTCCGCACCCTCCCCGATAGGCACGCTCAGCGCCACGTTGAGCTGCCTGTCGTCAAACTCCAGCACCCGCCTGCGCGTGCGTGCCCGCACCCCCTGCACCAGCGCGGAGCGTGTCGCTAAGTCCAGCTCCACCCCCGCGCGCTCCAGCTTCTTCCCCAGCGCCGCTGGCATCGTCCCATCCTTCTTCATCACCACCCGCGTCACCACCCGCTTGCTTTCCCTGCCGACGTAGGTGCTGCGCATCTTGGCGAGCTTCTGGTATTGGATCAAGTCCACGACGAAGCTGTTGTCCTCTGCAAAAAACGGCAGGTGATCCTTCGCGCTCGTGCTGGGTATGCGCGCCGCACCCTTTAGCATGCTCGTGGTCTTAGTGAACACGACGGGAGTTAGGCCGAAGCCCTCCTTGCTGAACAGGATGTCGCGCACGAACTCGTCCCTGCTAAACGCCAGCCCCTTGTCAATGTGCTTGCGCTTCACCTCCGCTGGCACGCGCCGGATGAGCTTGCGGTATAGCTCCCGCTCGCTCACCGCCATCTCCTCCTCCAGCGTGCGCAGCGCCTCTTGGTTAATGAGTATCCCCTGCTCCTTCATCCCCACAAACATCCGCAGCACGGGCATCTGCACTTTGACGAAGCAAGTCCATTGCCTGCTGTCCTCCTTCACCAGCTTCACTAGGCGCTGCGCAAGCAGGAACGTGGCCTCCGCGTCGCCCGCCGCATAGGGCAGCATCTTTTCCAGCGGCACCAGCTCCATGTGCTCCTTGTCCACTGTGGCGTCGAAGCTGTCGCTGTAGCCCGCAAGCTCCGGCACCCAGCGCTTCACGCAATCCGCGAGCGACTTGCTCAGCATGTTGTCGTCCGCCGCGAAGGCAAGCTGCATGGTGTCGCAATACCAGTTCGCCACCTCAATGTTAATGCGCCGCAGCGCCGCCACGTCGAACCCTAAGTTGTGCCCCGCCACCGCCACGCGCGGGTTGGCGAGCAGATTGCGGAGTTGCGCGTGCAGCTTGCGCTCGTCCGCCTCCGTCATGTCCGTGTAATAGGTGTGATCTAAGGGGATGCAGATGCCGTGCCCCTTGCCCCAACTCATTGTTGCCAGCAGGGGCTTTCCCCACAAGCCACGCGTCTCCGTATCCAGCGCGAGCGCCTTGGGAGGGTTGGCGAGGATGGCGCTAAGGTCTGTGACCCACTGATACTTTGTCGTCACCCGCGCCGCTTCGTAGCGCTTGACGTTCCAGCCCGCCTCGCGGAACGCTGTGATTTGGTGGAAGTCCGCGTTGAATATGCTCGCCACTTCCGGCCTGCGCAGCACGTTGGCGGGGCTTAGCATGGGCAGCACGGGAACCTGCCTCCCGTTGATGGGTAGGTTTTGGAAGCGCCCGCGCAGCGAGTTGATCTTAATGCTGCGCCCGTGCACCTGCCGCCCCGCTGTCTTGCCCAAGTAGATCACCAGCTTGCAGTGCTGCAACTGTTGCAGCGTGCGCATCAGCTCCTCCCCGTAAGGCTGCACGAACTTGCTCACGCGCCCCTCGCTCACCGCATGCTCCTCTGGGATGGGCGGGGAGCACGTGACGAAAAAGAAGTCGTCCTTAGTCATGCCGCAGTCCTTCGCCTGCTGCCCAAACACGTTCATGGCGTGCGTGCTCATCACGTTCCCCGCCGCCCACACGTTCTGTGATGGGCTGTCGCACACGACTGCAATCTGCGCGTCGGGGTTTCCCCCCACGTTCAAGTTCTCCGTCTCAAGCTCGTCAATGTTCATAATGTTTTTGGTGTCCTAATGGTTTGCGGTGCTAAGCCATCCAGCCCACTTCCGCCACGTCCGCCTCTGCCCCTATTATCTCCGTCAAGTTGGGCGGGGTAAAGGTGAAGTTCGTTGTGAACTCCCCCGTCTCGCCTTCCCTGTTCTTCATAATCACCACCTGCCTGCGGATGCTGTCGTAGGGCGGCAGTCCCCTGCGTGCGCCCAGCACTATGCTCGCGTCCTGCGGAATGCTGTCGCTGCCTGCAATGTCGCTAAGGTCTAGCTCCTTGCGGCTGTCGCTCTTTTGGTTGCGGTTGAACTGCACGGTGATGAGGATGGGGCGGTTGAAGCGGATGCTCATTTGCTTTAGCTCCAAAATCACGGCGCTGATGGTTTCCCACTTGCTCACGTAACCCTTCTGCCTCCCGCTTGGGCTTAGCAGGTAGGCGGCGTCCACGTAGAGCGCGTCTGGGAGGTGCTCCTGCATAATCGCCTCCAGCCCGTCCATGCCCTTGCGCATGTCTCCGGCGAGCAGCGTCACGCGAGGCATGGCGCTGATGCCCTCCGCGTAGTTGATTAGCGTGCTCTCCTGCCAATCGCTCACCTGCCCCGCCCTGATAAAGTTTGGGTTGATTCCCAAGTGCCTGCCTATCCAGCGCCGCGTGACCTGCCGCTTGCTCATCTCCATGCTCACGATGGCGACGCTGTGCCCGCACTGCCACGCCTGATACGCGCTTTCAAACAGCAGCCACGACTTCCCCATGCTGGGTCGCCCCGCAATCACCACAAGGTCGCCGCCCATAGCTCCGAGAGTTAGCGCGTTGAGCGTGCTCCACCCAAACGTCAGCCCCGCCAGCCCGCCTTGCAGCTTGCGCGACCTATACTCCTCCACCACCCCCGCGACTTCCGCCGCTAAGGTTGTGGCGCTTTGCTCCTCCACGCTGCTCCCCACCGTCGCCACCATGTCGCGCAGCACGTGCACGGCCTCCAGCATGTTGCGCCCCTCAAGGGCGGCGAGGAACTGCGGGTGCCGCTCGTTAATGACGTTGAAGGCGTAGCGCGCTCGCAAGCGCTCCGCGTAGTAGCTCGCTGGCTCCTCAAAGGCGGGAAGCGTAAACCCGTTCGACCTTAGCGTGCTTGCGCTGGGAAGCGCGCCGTGGCGGTTGAAGTGGGAGCGCAGGAACGCCGCAAGCGGCTGCTCGTTCTCCAGCAAGTGCGCCGTCGCTACGTCGCGCAGCAGGATAGAGGACGAACCCGTGTCCAGCGCGCTTGCCACCAGTTTTCCGTATAGGCTCATCTTAGTGTTTCCCCTTCCTGCTTGCAGCGCCCACAGGCACTTGAACAACGCGCTGCTGTAGCATGTCCACAAGCCCCTCATGCCACCACGCCGCACTTTGCTCCAGCGGTTGCGTCGTGTGCACGATGAACGCCTTGTTGTCCATGAGCAGCTCCTTGAGCGACCAGCCTATGCTAAACAAATCCTCCTCCGGCACGGGATGCTTGAAGTTGTGGTCGTAGAACCCAAGCACTCCCACCACGCGCGCCCTGTGCAGCTCTCCCAGCTCGTCCCCGTCCCTCCCCTGCCCGCACAGCACGCGGCGCAGCCACGGCAGCGTGTAGAGGCGCGTCGGGACGCCCAGCAGCAGGGAAGCGCGGCATGCAAGCTGCGTCACGCTCACCGCCCTGTCCCCGTCGCCAACTATGGCTAAGCCCCTCCCGTTGTAGAGGGACTCGCGCAGCGCTCCGCTCGCGTGCATCCCCGCAATCTTAATGCCCCCGTCGCCGTAGTGCATGAGGGACTCCTCCATTTTCAAATATCGCGTGGCAATGCCCGCGTCTCGGAAGCTGGCTACCGCCGCCCGCTCCCTCTCCTGCTGTTGATCTATTCCCATGTGTCGAATGTTCCTTTGGTTAATGTTACCGCCCGCGCCTCGACTTGCTTAGCTTCCCGCTGCATTAAGGCAAGGCGTTGTTTTGACTCCACAGCTTCCACGCTGCTCGACTGCAACTGTTGCAGTTTTTTCCGCTCCGCTTCTATGTCCTGCTTGATCCTTAGCAGCCCCAGCTTCTCGTCCACCTCGCGCTCCGCCGCCTCCTGTGACATGCCCTTGCGCGCCGTGAGGTGATAGACCATTTGCTCCCGCGTCGTCATGTTCTGCAAGCGCTCCAGCTCCTCCAAGCGCGAGTGCGCGTTGAGGAACCTGTCTATGAAGCGCACAAAGAAACGAGGCTCCGGCAGCACGGGGGCATCGGGCATCCAGCGGAAGTAGGCGCTCACTATGCTGCGCCACTGCGCCACGCTCCATTGCAGCAGGGGAACGAAGCGCACGGAATGCTCGCCTGCGCTGTGCCTGCGCATGCACGCTTGCAGGATGAGGAAGTCCTTCTGCCTCACGTCGGGCAGTGACTCCCCGCTGTGCGCTGCTGCGCATGCCGCGCCCCACACGGAGGAAAGGGAGGCTAGGCTGAGCGTGTCCGCATTGGCTAGGCGGGAGAGCTTGGCTGCGTGCTTGTCCCGCGTGCGCTGTGCTGCTGTGTCCGCTACCTCCGCCAGCCTCCCCTCGCCGCGCTCTCGCGCGGCAGTCCGTTCTCTTTTGTTTCCGTCCTGTTGCTTTGCTACTCTTAGTCCGTTAATATAACGGGGGGGTGGCGTTATATTAACGGGGGTGGCCGTTATATTAACGGGGGTTGATTTGGGCACTTTCAGCCCGCGCTGCAACTGCTTTGGGCGCTGGGATACTTTCATGTCCGTGTCAGGCGTCCACTCGTAGTTGAGCGCAAGCTGCCGCGCCCGCCCCGCTGTGCCCCGCGCCCGCAGCACGCCCCGCTCCACAAGCCCCGTGAGCAAGCGCTGCGCCCTGTCCGCGCTTAGCCCGATGCCCCCTGCCACCTCCACCACAGCTCCGTCGTCCCGCTGGTAGTAGATGCCGTCCTGCATCTGCTGGCACGTGACAATTTCCCACTCCTTCCCCCACCCCATCGTCCTGTCCAGCACGAACAGCACAAGCATGGCCTCCGCTGGGGATAAGTGCTGCGCCCAGTTTCGCATGACTACGCGGAACCAATCGCGGAAGTGCACGGGGTTGGAAAAAGAGTCTGATGCCATAATGCGTGTTGACAGTGTTGCGGAAACAGGGGATGATCCCCGCTCCTATTCGTTGGGAACCTAATGTGTCACCCCGCTCGGCAGAAATGCTGGGCGGGGTCTTTTGTTGAATGATAAGCGCTGCAACTGTTGCAGCGTGTAGTGGCGGCAAGGGAGGGGCAACCCGTGTCACCCCTCCCCGCCACAACCGTTGAACACCACGATCAACGGAACTGAAAATTGTGGGCAGGGGAGGAGTCGAACCTCCAATCATCAGTGGCTCGCTTGGCCTTCCGTGCGCAGCGGCTCCGCACTCACCACCTACTCTATCCCTCGACGGGATATGGGACTTGCCCTGCACCGCTCGCGCATGAGATAGAAGCCGTCGCTCGACTCCCATGCGTCCACTGTGCGCAGACTCACCCACACCTATTGAGCTACCTGCCCTCGTAAAATTGTTGGTCACTTGCGCAGCACCCTTCCAAGTATGCTGCCGTCCTTTGTGCTGCGCATGAGCAGCACCTCCGCCTTGTGCTCCGCGTCGAACTTGTATCCCCCGTCCGACTTCATCTCGCACGTCTCCGCGTCAAGCCCCAGCAGGTCGTTGGCTTCCACGTCTCCCAGCGCTGCGCAGATTGCGTGGTAGCTGCCCCGCCCGCTGGGGAGCCATTCGCACGCCCTCCCGTCCTTGTGGATGTAGCGATACTGGCTCATGGCTCCCTGTAGCGCCCTCCCCCTGCGCCCGCTGACTTTACCCTCCCAGAGCGCCAAACGCGCTGCTGGGTGCCTTTTTGTGCGAAGTTTGAGCCTTTTTGGGGGCTGGTTGCACTGCGTTTCACGCTGCGTCCCTCCCGTATATGCGGCGCAGCCCTTGGATCACGTCCACTTCCGCTGTCACCGCGTCCTCGTATTCGTCGAAGTAGAGCGCGCACTCCCCGCCCTCGCCGTAGCGCTGCGCAGTGTCCGGCACGTCCACTCCCGCCTTGTGGCAGAGGTCGGGCGTGAGCAGCCCGTGGTCGACTGTGCAGTGCAGCAAGCGCACCTTCCACCCCTGCACCTCCGCGTCCCACTCGATGAGCGAGCTGCGCACGATGTCCGCGTGCCCGAACTGCCGCAAGTCCAGCCCCTTCCCCCGCTTGACTTGCAGCGCGGTCATGCTCCCGTCCGCCGCTATTGTGATGAGCTGTGCCATGTCAGTTGAGGATTTGCTCCTGCTCCTCCGCGCTGCTTTCCAGCATCGCGTATTCCGGCTTGAACTCCGTCGTGCAGTTTGCCCCGCCCCCGCTCAGCGCATCCTCCACGGGCTTCGTGACGCTCGTGCAGATGCTCCCCTGCATGTTCAGCCCCTCCACCTTGGGGTTGCCCAGCGGGTCGATTGTGACTTTGTATCTGTTTCCCATATTCGTGTCCTCCTAGTGTGTCGTTGGTTGGTGTGGGATTAGTAGGTGGTGGCGAGCAGCAGCTCCACGTCGCCCGTCTCCTCGTTGACTGTGCAGGACTCGACCATGTGCCCCGCTGCGGTGGCGGCGTTGATGGCGGCGTGCTTGCTGTAGCCCTGCATAAGCTGTCCAATGGCGTGCTGCGTGCGCCCCTCCGTGCTGGTGGGCAGCGGGCAGCGTGCGCCCAAGTTGCGGCTGATGTCCTGTCCCCAGAGGTCGCAGACGGGAGTGTAGCTGCCGTCCGCGTTCTTGGCGAACCCCACGTCGTAGCGGCTGGCGGGGAGTTGCAGCACGTAGTCGCAGACCCCGTGCTGGTTGCCGTAGAACATGCGCGGCGCGACGTTCTGCGCGAGTGTGCACTGCACGCCCTTGGCGAGCAGCTCGGCCACTGCGCTGTGCAGGGCGGCGATGTCCTTGATGGGGACGCGATTGATTTTGGTTGTATGACTCATGGTGTTTTTTCCTTGTTGGTTTTTGGTTGTGTTTCCGCCCCTGTTACGGGGCGGGATTAAGTTAGCTGTTGCAGATTAGTTGTCAACTGTTGAATTCCATCCGGCGCACGCGGCGGCGCACGCGGATCACTTTGCTTTCCCCGCCCTCGACTGCAACTGTTGCAGCGACGGTCTTAGGCGAGCTTGTGGTTTCCTCCTCCAGCACCGCGATGCTCAGCGTGTTGTCCACTGCGCTCCGTGCCGACATCATCACGCTGCTGTGCGACACCGCGCAGCCCGCCCCCATCACCTCCCGCGCCGTGAGCACGTCGAAGCGCCCCGTGATGTCCGCCCGCTCAAAGCGGCTCTTGTTGGGCACGTTGAGCAGCGGGATGGACACGCGCCGGAGGGCGGCGTGCTGGCGCACGCGGAGGAACAGCACGCACGCGCGCATCTGCTCGCCCCAGCCCCCTTTCCGGCTGACGTAGAGCTTGAGGATTTCCCCCTCCTCCACGTCATAGACGGCACGCACCCAGCGCCCGCCTATCTCCTGCCGCACCCCCGCCACCGCGCTCTCAAACACGGGGCTTCCCTGCGAGCGGACGCGCCCGTGGGGCATCTTTGCCGCCGCGCTAAGGAAGTCCTCGCGCTTCTCCTGCACGTGGAACAGATGCACTTTAGCGAGCGCATCCGCCACCGTCTCGTTCCCTGTCATGGTTTGGATTGACTGTTTCATGTCGTGTGCTCCTCTCCTAGTTGTTGTCCAGCGCGCGGCGGCGGGTGCGGGTGCGGAACGCGTGCTCCGGCTCCGGCTGTTCCTCCGGCGTGCTTGCCATGCGCGCATTGCTCTCCGCCCACTCGCGCATCCGTGTGAAGTCCTCCGCGAACGCCTCGCTGATGGGCTTCATGCCCTCCAGTTGGCGCACGATGAGTTCCGCCGTGACGGGCTTGTTGCTGTCGTAGGCTTCCACCACCGCCTCCTTCACTGCGGCCTCCAGCTCCGCGCTGACGAAGCCCTCGCTGCGCGTAACGATTGCGTCCAGCCCCTTAATCTTCGCGGGGTCTTGCTTGCGCTTGCGCAGGTGGATTTTGACCACCTCAAGGCGCTCCGTGGCGTTAGGCGGCAGCACTGCGAACACTTCGTCCAAGCGCCCCTTCCGCAGCAGCTCCGGCGGGAGTCCGTCCACGCGGTTTGCTGTGAGCACCCAAAACACGGGAGCCTTCGTCTCCTGCATGTGCGTGAGGATGGCACCCATGACGCGCTTGCTCACGCCGCTGTCCCCGCCCCCCTGCCGTGGGTCAATGCCCGCCTTGTCGATTTCGTCGATGAGCACCACGCAGGGAGCCATCGCGTCAATCTGCTTAAGGCTGCTGCGGCTGCGCTCCTCGCTCTGCCCCACGATGCCGCCAAACACTTTGCCCACGTCGAAGCGGATGAGGGGCACTTGCAGCACGCTGGCAATGGCCTTGGCGAACAGCGTCTTGCCCGTGCCCGGAGGCCCAATGGCGCAGATGCCCTTGGGCACGTCCACGCCAAAGTCCTTCGCGGCGTCTGAGAAGCACTTCTTGCGCTTGCCGATCCACTCCTTAGCCAAGTCCAGCCCCGCCACGTCCTTCATGTTGACAGGCTCCATCAGCTCCAGCACTTCGCTCCGCTTCACCACGTCCGTCTTGGTTTCCAGCATGACTTCGTTCACCTTCTCTAGCGGCACGTTAGGCATGAGCGCCTTGTGCGTGATGAACGCCTTGGACAGCGCAGTTTCAAACTCGAACTCCGTCATGCCGCTCCCGCTCCCCAGCAGGACATCCACTTGGGCGTCCGTGTAGTGCACGCTCTGCGCGCCCTTGCTGTCCTGCACGCTCTCCAGCACGTTGCCGTAGATTTCGCGCAGCTCCCCGCGAGAGGGCAGGTCGAAGTCCAGCACGGCGATGTCGTTTTGCAGCTCCACGGGAAGCACGAAGCCTTCCGGCGTGAGCAGGACTAGGCGCTGCTTGCTCTCCGTGAAGTCCCGCGCGTATTCCTTCACGCACTGGATGAAGGCGGGCATTTTGGGAAGCACCCAATGAGGATAGTGCATGGCGCAGAGAGTGTCCTGCCACGCGTTCGTCCCGCCCCCGTCCACGTCGTTGATGCGCTTGAGCGCAATGTATGGGTCGATGAGCTTGTCCGCCACGGGGCGCTGCCCCTTGGTGCTCTCCGGCACGGTTTCGAGCCACCCCCGCACTGCGTTCCACGAGCGGAACTTTCTGTCGTGCTCGAATGCCCACATCCGCAGCGCGTCCTCCGCCCTGTGCGGCTCCCGCGTGCGTGTCAGTATTACTCCGATTCCGCTGCGGCTCAAAATCTCAAAGTCTGAGATGAAGCGTTCGCGGGCTGATGTCTGTTTCATGGTGTTTTTGGTCTTCCTTGGTTGTGTTGTTTCTTGCGCCGCGTTTCCACGACGCGGGGCAGATTGTGCAGTTTTGCAGATTCATTGTCAACACTGAATTTTGACGGGAACGACTGCAACTGTTGCAGCGGAAATCAGCTACATACACACGCAGGGAATCGGCTACATGCACGCAGCGGCATTCAGCTACATTCGCGCAGTGCAACTTCGTGCAGCGCTGCGCAGGGAAGTCCGCCCCGTGTGTGGGCGCGAGTTCGTGCTACACGGGAACCCACGGCTGGGAGCGCACGCGCAGGTGGCCCCTGTAGTCTGGGTCTTGCTCGTGGTAGGCGCGGTGGTGCGTCACCACGTCCCGCTCCACCTCCACGTCCTTCCCGTCCTTGTCCTTCTCCTTCACCTTGCGCTTCTCGCGCTTCACGTGATCGCACGCCACGTGAGGGACGCAGGCAAGGCGCAGCCCTGCCGGATGCCAGCGCTGCCAGCACAGGAAAAGGTCTTGCGTCCCGCCGCCGTCGTAGCCGGAGAAGTCCGCGAGGGCGAGCGCGCGCTTGCTCATTAGCGTGCACCCCAGCCCGCACCAATCGGACGGCACAACACTGCCCTCGCCTATGCCCGGATACGCGTAGTCCATCCACCCGCGCCTGCGCCAGCCGTGCTTTGCAGTGACCTGCCAAATGTTCCCGTCTGGGCTGTGCTTCTTGCTGCGCTCCTTGAGGCGGTGTAGGCGCTTGGCCTCCCGCTCCATGCCCTTAACAGGGACGGGGCGCTTGGCGCTGTGCTCGACCTGCTGTGCGTCCAGCCTGCGCTGGCACGCCTCCAAGCAAAGGCGCAGCCTCGCGGGGAGCGCCCGCTCGTGCGGCAGGAAGTCCTCCGCGATGGGGTTCTGCGGCGTGCCAAACCCGCCGAGGAAAAGGCCGTTGGGATACGTCGCCGCAGCGATGTCGTAGTAGGGCGTCCCGTCCGCCTGCGGCATGCCCAGCGTCCACTCCAGCACACGCAGCGCGTTGGCCGGAACAATGTTGTCACTCTCCACGCTCCACAGCATGTCCGCCCTAACCTTGGCGCGGGCGCAATGAAAGGCCGTTCCTTGAAGGGCAGCTATCCGAAGCTGGGCATTATGTTTGTAATCCTTCGAGTCGTCGTCCATCCCCTTCATTCGGATTGTGGTGATTTCCCACCCAGCAGGAAGCTCCTGACGAAGCATCTCCTCCGCACCCTTGGTTTCCTTGCTGTCATCCGTGGCAAAAATGAAGTGAGCTTTTTCGTGGTGCGCAGCAGCGGCAGCAATCGAACGAATGCACTGCGGGAAAGCGTGGAGATAGGACTTAGTAGCGGCGGTAGTGATAGCAATCATAGTTCTTCTACTTCTACTGAGATGTAGTTGGGTGTTTCCTCCCACGCAAGCCCTGTATCTTGAACCGCGCCTGCGAAGGAAAAGTATTCTGGGGAAGCCAAGGTGGTCGTGACTCCTTGGCTTTTGTTTGAAAAGGACAACGCCTCTACTGTTCCGCCCGTAGAATTCGTTTTTAGTGCCGCCCACAAGCCGAACCCGAAAGTGGCGGTCATCTTTCCATTAATCACGCTGCTGAAAACATTGCCCGTCTTCGTGCCGCCGTTCGTCCCTGCATCAGAAAGCAATCCGCTGCTGCTGGCGCTCGTTGTGGATAGCGTCGAAGGATCGGAGGGGTTGGATGATTTAGTGAACGCCTCCGTTTTCCCCCAGCTTAGTGATCTGCCATTGATGGACATACCCCACGAACTGCTGCCTGATGTCCATGATGTTGTCGGCCATGGGATGAGTGCAAGGATTCCATTCGAGATAGAGGCCATAGTCTCAACCGTAAGCGTGGTCCCGATGTTACCCGAAATATACATACGCGCAGTGTTTATCGAAGAGGCGGGAGCATTGGCCCCATGGTCAAGTTGTTCGCTCACCACAATCGACAAGTCTCTGTCAAGATCCCTCGAAAATGCGTTCGGCAGGAAGGTGGTGCAGTCCGTGACAGAGAACCCCCTGCTTGTTGTGCTTCCTCGTCCCTCATTCGATTCTGTAGCCGTGAGTATGTTGCTGGTGGTGGAAACAGGCAGCACGTCAGTCTGTGAATAGGTAACTGGATTTATATTGTCCGACCAAGCCATAGAGGTTGCTTCCCTTGTTGCTGTAGTGGCTCCGATGCCGGAATACGAAGCCTCTGAGGTGAGGGTGGTCAGCCAAGTGGACCGTGTGTGCTCTGCGCGGGTATAGGCTGCTGTCGAGGCAGGCACCCGACCCCACCCGCCAAGAGTGTAGGAGCTTTCCCTTGTGCCTCCCGAAGATGAGGTGCTCTCATACGTCCATGCCGGGACTTCATAACTGAGGAGGGCGAAGGCATCATTGTCAGCCACGGTATAGATCGTCCCCAGCTTTGTCGAGCTTGTGACCCCATAGGTCAGTTGATCTGTCAGATTAAGGAACGTTCTGGGGTCTTTTAACTCTGCAAGGGTCTGCGGCTCATGTTCCGCTGCCACCAAAAAAGAGGAGCCTCCATCTCCGCTAACCACCTTCACTGTTTGATTGCTGCTCCCTAATGCCGAAGATGTCCCTGCGGCTTCCCCTATGTAATTCACGTTGTCCGTCCTGCTCTTTGTCCCACCCCCGCTCGTGCAGTAAGTCGCGCCATCTGGATAATAGCTCCAAGAACTATTTCTGGTTGTGGTTGTTTCCTTGGTCGTCGTCCATGTGTTTGTTCCACTGCCACTCGCCGTGGATGTGGTGGTTGATTTGGTGAACGTGAACGAAGATACGGTCTCCTGCAACCACCCGTTAGTGAACGTGAGCGCGGTGCGAGTGTAGGAAGAACCGCAAACATAGGATGGGGGAATAGCAGTCGGCCATCCTTCCTCCCCACTGTTCGAGGACCTGTAAGTCTTCGTGGAAAGACCCACCACCCCATGTATGTATGCAGAGTTGGCTTTCTCTGCCTTGTGGTAGGAAAAGGAAACGGTGGACTCCCAAGCATCGCCGTCCCCGTTGTTGAAAGGAGTGTTTACCCCATCTACAGCATCGGCCCCTGCCTCTGAGGTGCTGCTGTTCCCTCCCTGTTTTGTGTAGCTGATATACGAAACGTCTGTTGCCCCGTAGTTCCGATTGTGCTGAGAGCCATTAGAGTTGGACGGGGAACCGGCGTAAGAGCGCCCAATAGAAGAACTGCTGCTTTCGGTTTCCGCGACTATGCAAGACGTTCCCTTGTTGCCGTAGCAGTCTGTCCATTCTGTCGAATGGGTGGTTCCTCCCCACGTCCCCCCCCTCTCAGAGCTTGTCGTCCACCCAGAGTCGGCATTGGAATCCGCCCACCTCCAACTGTCAGAATTCGTCTTGGTGCTTTTGAACTCGTAGGTGATGCTGGAGGCGTTACCCGCAGGCTGTTGGACTGTCGCGGGGATCGTGTATTCAAAGACGTTCATCTGCCTAGCCCTCCACCGTCCAGATGTAGTAGGCAGTATAAGCAAGCTGCCCGAAGGTGGGTGTCGTAGTTTTATCTGTCACAAACAACTTGTTCGCGGTGGCTGTAAGGTTCCCTCCCCCTATCGTGCGATATACCACCCCGTCGTCAACTATAGCAAACACTGCCTCAAACGCTGAGGGCATGGCGTTTGCGGCAGGAACTTGGGGGGCAGGCTGCGCTTCGTCCGCGACGATGAGCAGGGTTTGTATTTCTTTGCCGTCAGTCGCAGCCCGAACCTTAAATATGGTCGTGGCGCTTCCGCTGATCGTGAACTCCGTAAGCCCCGTTTCGGAAGTGGCGTTCGTTGGGAGGTAGCCGTTCAGGGTTCCCGGCCACACCTTCGCTTTGTAATTAGAATACTTCCCTGTTTCTGGGTTCGGTGTCCCTACTCCAACCAATGAGAAAATATCCCAAGGCGCATGGACTGACGCTGTTGATCCGCTCTCCCCGCCCCAGCCCTCAATGGTTATTCCATCCGGCCCCTGCGTCCCCATTAGGTTTCCGCCCAAGTTGACTGTGCCCCGATGGTAGCACTCCTCAATGGCGCGTGCCAAAGTGTTTAGGGCGCTCCCTATGCCCTCGTGGCTGCTCTTAAAGGTTGGGAGCTTCATAAGGTTTATCAGTCCCCGTAGATGTCGCTGTCCCACTGCCGAGGCCCGCTCAGCTTCCAGCTCTTTTTCACGGAAATTGCGTTGCCCTTCTTGGTAGCTGTGCCGCCAAGGAAAAGCCAGTTCCTCCCCGCTGCTGATGGGAGCATGGCGCTGGATGGAGGGGAGCTGATTTTGCCCACGTCGTTAAGGGCGTCCGCTGTGGAGTTGGTCGTGTATTCCAAGGAGTAAACAACCGAGGGGCATTGGTAGCTCTTAATCCCAGCCTTTGGATTCTGCGTCGTGCCGTCCGCAAGCACAGCGGGAAACCCTTTGAACTTGCCCGCCTCGTCAAACTCCGCGTTGAACAAAGGCGCGTCTGGGGTTCCACCAATCTTCTCCACAAAATCTGGGTGCGTCTCAATAGGCTCCGTGGACACCGTGGCCTGCAAGGAGTAAACCTTGGGCACACTTTCGTTGTCCACCTTGTCTGGGTCAATGCCCTCAAAAGTAACAGTCACCTTAGCCATCCCCGCCTCCTCGCGGGTTATTTTAATGCTCTTGGTGGGGAGGAAGTTGAAGTCTGGGTGGCAGGTTACTGCGCCCGCCAGCGCGATTGCGTTTGCCCATTTGCAGCTATAGGCGCACGAGCCTGTCGCTACGCCCTTCACGTCTATGTTAATCTCCGACTCTACGCCCTCAAGCAGATAGCCTGCCAAGTCCGCGCCGTTCCAGATAGGTTCCGATGCCATATTAAGTTGCCTCCACAGTTAAGCCGCCCCCGCCCCCGCCGCCTTGTTTGGTGTTTTGCACAATAGCTTCCAGCAGCGCCTTGCTCGCCGTCAGGACGCCGAGGATTTGCCCCTGCACGCTTGTCTGTTCCTGCACGAGTGCGGTCTGCGTGGTTACGGCAGCGGTCTGCTCCTCCACGGGCGTCATGCCTACGCCCGCGCCCATGCCCGCTATGCCCCCGCCCCCGCCAATGGACGTTAGGCTGTCGGCAACCACTGCCGCCTCCGCTGCAACAGTTGCAGCATCAGGCTTCTTTTCTTTGCCTCCCGCCTGATCCTTGTCCTTGGGCTTAGCCTCCTCCCACATGCTTTTGAGCCGTGTGGCTTGTGCGTCCGTGTCATAAATTTCCACGGGCTTCATGTTGTCGAAATTGTCCTTGATGGGTGCAACCACATCCTCCCCAAGCTGCTTGGCCTGCGTGCTAAGCCCAGCAGCGCCCATGTCCCAGCCCGCCTTGACGACCTGCTCGCTTGCTTGGAAAGACTTCTCTGGGTCAACACCCGCCATGCCCAACACGCCGCCCTTGTCCTTTACGCCCTGCATCTTTTCCGCAAAGGACTCCGCCGTGCCGCCAACCCCAAGGCTCGTCTGCTGCTGGTGCTCCTTCTTAGCGTTCTCCAGTGACGTGACTGCGCCCGTGAGGTCGATGCCGACCTTAGCGCTGATGTCCGCCATTTTGTTCATTATGAGAAGCGCGGCGTCCAGCAGGATGCCCTTGAGTCCCATGCCCGCGCTGTAGAGAGCGTCCGTGAGTATGCCGCCAATCCACTGCATGCTGGCGGCGAGGAAGTCCAGCGGGCCGGACAGCGTTTGCAGCAGCACGCTCCCAAGCATGCCCAGCGCGCCGAGAATCATGGTGGGGATGGAGCCAAAGATTTGCAGCATGGAAGTCCAGTAGGAGGGGTCGCCCAGCCGCATGATGCGCATGGTCAGCACCTCAACGGCTGTTTGGAACACAGTAATGAGCGCGCCCAGCAGCCACTCCACCGCTCCCGCTGCGCCCACTTGCAGCGCGAGCCAGAACGCCTCTGTGATGCCCCCGCTGGTGAAAAGGTTTATGACTGTGGAAACGCCGTCCTTTATGCCGTCAATGAATCCGAGCACCATAGGCTTCACCTCCATCACCCAATTCTTAACGGCGACAATGGCTGGGGTTAGCGCCTCAATGATGGGCATGCCTACGCTTTCGAGTATGTCCTCAAATGCGCCGCCAATGGCTGTGCCGAGAGATTGCATGGCTCCGGCAAACGTGCCCTCCGCCATCTTCTTCATAGACCCGTCGAAGCGTGCCAAGTCCTTTTGCGCCACCGCCCACATGCTGTCCCCAGACGCCCCCGCCTTCTTCATGTCATTCAGCTTCTTAACCGTGTCCCCAGAAAGCGCGCCCATCATGGCGAGGGAGATAAGGGAGCGCCCCAAAGGTAGCCCGCCCGAAAGCCCCGCCTTTACACGCGCCACGCTCTCCGTCAGCTCATTAAATTTTTCTGGGCCTAATGCGGCGGCAGCGTCGCCCACCAGCATGACGTTCTCCGCACTGCCCGCCGCGTTGCCGCCCAGCTTGGTCATGGCTGCGGACGCGGCGACTAATTGATCCTCGCTGAAAACTGTGTTGGGTGCCAAGTCCTCAATTTCGTTGACGCGCTTTTTTGCTTCCTCCGCGCTCCCCATGATTAGCTCAAACTGTTTCAAGAGCGTCTGCTTCTGCGCCGCCTTGTCCATAGCCAAGCCAACTGTGCCAATGGCTGCGGCAACGCCTGCAACAGTTGCAATGAGCGGAGCTGCTGCCATCATAATGCCGCCCAAGGCTCCGCCAAGCGCACCAATGCCCCCCGCACCGCTCGCCCCTGTAATAGCCATTTGCTCCAGCTTCCCCGTGACTTGGGAAAGCCCCTTGCTAAAGTTCTCCATGTTAGCAAGGAAGTCGATTGTGACGGCTGGATTAGACACGGGGCAGAACCTCCTCTTTGATGGTGGTTAGGTATTGCGGTTGGAGGGGCTGGTTGAAGGTGAGCATGCGGTGCCAGATGCGCCCGCCCAGCAGCACGCGCAAGCGCTCGCGCAGCGTGAGCTTCCAGCACACAAGCACTTCACCATTCTCATTCCTGTAGGCGGGGAGCTGGTTATACTCCGGCTGGTCTTTGGCAAAGACGATGTTCTGCTGTGGAAATTTAGCGGGCGTCATATCAGTGGGTTCACTGTGATTGGTTCACCCTTTGGAATCAAGCCTTTTTGGTGCGCTTGGGTTTGCCCAGCGCGTCCCACACATCCTCCAGTGTCACCCGCACTTGCGGCGGGTAGCACGTCCAGCCGTTCTGCTCAAAATGCACGTGCTCCCAAACGAACACCTGCCGCAGCGGCATCTTCCAAATGATGTAGTCCGCGTCGTGGCCTGTAACGGCCACCACAGATGCAACTAGGCGTTGCAGCCAAGGTGGCCTTACTCGTTTCCCGACTTTTTTCCCATCACCGCATCCACGCTGCTGTCCGCGCCGCCCTTAGCATAGGCGGGAGGCTGGCCCTTAACCTGCGTTGACGTTGCCCCAGCCAGCACGCCGATGGTGTCGTTGACGAGCGCTTCCGTGTCGCCAATTTCAATGTTCATGCTCCACTTGAGCACCGCCCGCCTGCGCTGCTCTGCCGTGAGGAACACGTGGTCGATGGCGTCCTCCTCCGTGAGCGTGTGCAGCATGATGAACTCCAGCACGTCGCCAAGTAGGGAGCGCGGGTCAGCAACCTTCACCCCAAGGATGAGCGGGCTGTTGATTGTGCGCATCAGCTCAATGGATGCGAGGTTCACGGGGCGCAGCTTGAACTCCCGCACGCGGACAGCGCGCTTGGAGTCCAGCAGGGACTCGCTCCCCGCCTTCCCTATCTTCTCCACAAGCTCCGCTCCTGTAGGAGGCGCGGGGGTGGGGGCTGCGTCAGGCGAGGGGGAATCCCCTGCGGAGGGCGCTGGGGGCCGTTCTGTGCGATTGCCAGCGGGTTTTACCCCGTCCTTATCCATGTCCAATATGTCCTTGTCCTTTTTCATAAATGCTCTCAGCCCCCAGCGATGCGCTCCAGCCCGAGGTCGATGCACGTTTGCTCGCGCTCGCTGCCCTTGATAACCCAGATGGTGTGCACCCCCGTTTCCGAGAGGTAGGCGACCCACGGCTTTTGGCTGTGGATGTGCTCCACCATTTGCCTGTAATTCTTGAGCGCGTGCAGCGCGAAGGTGAACGGGTGCGTGGGATGCTCCTCGCTCCACTTGGGTTCATGCACCCACGCCTTGATAAGCTCCTGCGTGAGGTGAATGCCGTCGCGCGACTTAGGCTCAAAGTTCCAAGTGGTCACGCGCTCGCCGTTGGGCAGCTCCTTGACGGTGTAGGGCGGGTCATTGCGCAGTGCGACGCCGATGGAGATGAGGCATGCCGCGAGCTGCGTGTTGCGGACGTGAATGATGATCGTGCCGGAGACGACCTTGTTCTTAGGTTCTTGTGGCTCGCTCATTTTGGACTTGCTGTGTTGCAAGGGTCATATCAGTGGGGGACTGCCAATCGGGGCGGGAGTATGGCGCTCCCGCCCCAAGGAGGCGGTCAGGAAAAGGGTTAGGAGCCTGTGATGCCTTCGTAGGCAGTGCCCTTGATGGTGGACTTCACAAAGTCCTCGTTGGCCTGCTCCACGCCGCACTCGTCAACGAATGCCGCGCCCGCGAGGTCAAAGTCCCCTGCGACGCTCAGCGCGGAGCCGGGGGTGAGGGCAGAGGTGCCGAGTCCCTCAATGGAAATGTCGGAGGTCTTGTTGTAGTAGGACACCGCGACGACAATGCCGCTCTTGTCCTTGGCCTCTTTCTTTTCCGACTTGTTTGTGACGCCGACCTTTTGGGTGACGAGTGAAGCCTCATCCGAGGCGATTCCGAAAGCTAGTGCATCTCCGACGACCATAATTTTGTTCTCCTTTTTTAGGTTGACTTACGAGCGCATCTGAACTCAGGGCGCGGGGTTTGGCAAGAAAAAAATTAACTCCGCCCCGCCCGCCAGTAGGGAACGGAAAACAGCGTGCACTCCACAAGCACAATGAGGGACAGCTCGGCAACGAAGTTTTCCTTAATATCAAAGGTGACGGGCTTGGCGAGCGTGCCCAGCAGGAACGCGTCTTGGATGTCGGGCTTGACTAGGCTGGGAGGGACAGCCACCCCGCCGCCCACGTTGGTTTCAATAACGTCCATCAGTATGCTGGCCCACTCCATTACTCCCTTTCCGTCTGCCGTCTCCGCGCGTGTAAACCCATACTCCCTGCGCCCTATGACAAAGAACCCGACCTTTGCCTCGCTCACGAGCTGCGTGTTGCCTTGCAGCGCGGGTGTCTGCGAGCGCCCGCCAAACACGCGCTCAAAGAATGTGAACTCTGTGGGCTGTATCATAGGCAGGTCGTCCGCGCCCATGTGGTGAACATGGCACTCCCTGTCATAAGTGACATCAGCGAGCTTCTTGCCCGCCGCAGTGGCCGCAATGATGCGGGACTCCATGACAGCGAACGGGCGTGCGGGGATAGGGTAGTCGTTGATATTCATTTGCTCCTTTGTATAGCTTTTCTGGTAAACTTATCAATTGCAGCCTTTAGGCGGCGCTGTGCCTGCGGGCGCTCCTTCTCTACAATGTGCAGCGCCTTTATCCCCTTCACACGCTTGGCGAGCACGTAGTCCTTGCCGTAAACAAGAGACGCGTCCCAGCCAGCGAGAGCCTTAGACTTGAGCGGGATGAACAGAGCCTTCTTCGTCTTGGGGCCGTGCGCCTTTGTGCCCGACTCAAGAAAGCCCATCACCTGATACTCGTTGGTGACTGCCCAGCCCGCCCCCGTGCTGCGCTTAACCGTCCATCCCCTGCGTGTCTGTCCCGTCCACTTCTTAGGCGTGGCCCTGACCAGCCGCCTGTGTGTGTCCCACGCCACGCGCTGTATGACATTGGACACCTCTATGGCGGCCATGCCAACTTTGAGCTTGGCAACAAACGCCCGCGCCCTTTCCGTGCGCGTAACAACTCGGATCATAAGAACCTGTAGATTTTCGGCTCCAGCAGCTTGCGAGCCTCGTCGGGAATTTTGGTGTCGAGCAGGCTTTGGGTCTGCCCCTCAAGGCTTAGCTTTTCCGTGCGGTTCTGCACGCTCCACGCGGAGGCGATGAGGACGGTGGCGTGGCGCACGGGCGCGGGTATGCCCACGGGTGGCTTCGTCGCCCCGTCCGTGGCTTCCTGCGCGTAGCCAAAGGTTCCCGTGAGGTAGAGGGCGGGAGAGGGGAACAGGAACTCCGGCCACTGCTTGATGTAGGTGATGCTGTTTTCCCCAGCCGTGAAGTCGTAGTCCGCAGCGCTTAGCCCCGCGCCGCTCTGCGTGATGGCGGTGAGGGTTAGGATAGGCCACGGCAGGACGAGCCTGTTGGGTTCCGCAAGCCAGTCGCGCTTGACCTTGAGCGGGGTGCTGCGGTGGTCGTGCAGCAGGTAGTCCCTGCGCAGGAAGTCGTCCACGGCCCGCGACGCGTTGTTGATGCACGTGCTAAACCAATCGTTCTGCACGGAGTCTTTGTTGCGGCACTCTTTCTGGACTTCCTCCAGCGTGCAGTATGGGCGGTCGAGTGTGACGGACATAGGAGTGATGGGTTAGCGTGTGTCGCGCACGTCGGCGCGCTTGTGGGAGTATGATGCCGTCCCCGCCTCCCTGACCAGCTTCAAATGCAGGGCGGTCAACTTTTCTTGGCTGTCGTCCGCCGCCTGTAGCTCCGCGAGAAGCTCCGTGTGCCGCGAACCCTTAACACGTGCGAGCATGCGCTCCACGGTGGCCTTGTTGACGGGAGTGCTCATTGCAACTGTTGCAGCGGCTCTGCCAGCGCCCGCTTGAATGTGCGGGGGTCGAACTCGCCGCAGTTCATAATGGTGTTCCTGTCCATCTTGTCCCACCCGTAGAACGCGGCGTAGTAGTGGATGGAGTCGATGAGGTTGAGGCGCTCCTCCTCGCGGGAGTAGAGGGCGGGGATGCCCATGCGCCGCATGGCTTGCCCCACCTTGCACAGCCGCGTCTTGGTCATGCGGAAAAGCTGCCGCTCCAAGTTCCCCTTCCAGCGCACGGTGCGAAGGTCGAACTCCGGCATTGCCCAAGGCATTAGGCGGGAGTTCTTGTGTTTGGGTGCGGGGTTAATGTCGCCCTCCAACTTGAACAGCGGGTTGTTGCGGATGGAGGCATATTCACTTTCCCTTAGCTGGAGCACTGCTCCCGCTTGAATTTCCCCGTGACGCCCCAGCGATGTTGGCTGGCCTGTGTATTTTACTCGTCTCATGGCGTGCTCACAATAGAACTGCAAATGCTAAGCTGGCAAGGGAAAAAGGTGAAAATGAAAAGGCCCGCCCCATTGCTGGAGCGGGCCTTGTTGAATTTATCTTACCTCAAGATCGCTCAAGCGGTAAAATTGTAGCCGAGGGCCACCATCGACTCCGTAGCCGACGGGGTTTCCTTCGGAGCAAACGCGCGGCGGAACGAGGCCACGACATAGTTGAGTTGTTCGCGCTTGACGGTTTCCACTTCGACAGTGAACCCACGGCGCACGCCCAACAGGAAGCTGGGTTTGTGGACGATGAGCAAGCTGCCTTTGGTGGTCGTGCTGCCGTCATACACACCCGAGGCGTTCAAGTCCTCACGAACCTGTGCCGAGGTGATGATGCGCATGCCGAACAGGACGGGAGCTTCGCCGGTGATGATGCGGGCAATGTTGCTGCCCACTTTTTCAGCGGTCAGCGTCTCGTCGAGCTGCACGAGGTCGTTGTAACCCTTCACGCCAGCCACGATGATGAGGTCGCGGGGCTTGACGCCATACTTGCCCATCTTCTTGCGCAGCGCCCCAATGTTGTCAGCGCTGATGCCGCCAGTGGCAAACGAGGAGGTGATGCCCCCTGCGAGTGCGAGCTTGCGGAAGCCCTTGAACAGTTTGGACGAGTGCAGGGAAACAGCGTGGATGTCGCTGTCCATGTGGGTCGCAGTCGTGTCGCCGTTGAGCAGCGCGCCTTCCAGCGCGTCAGCAGCGGCAGCGCCAAGGCTCTCCTGCAACATGGGCAGGATGGCGATGATGGCATCTTCCTCCGCTTCGTAGCTGTAGGACGACTGGCCGATGAGCTTGCCCGCAGTCAACACAGGAGCAGCAGTGCCCGGATCGCTGTTTGTTCCAGCGGCACCTTCCGAACCGACTTTGAAGACGGGGCGGGTTGTGGTGAGCGGCAGCGTGAACGGATTGCTGGGCATGTTGATTTCCTGCGCGGTGAACTCCGCAGCGAGTGCGGACTCCAAGTAGAGGCGCGCAAGCAGGTCGCTGGAGAGGTCATGGTTGACCAGCTCCGCGCCGCTTCCGGCTCCACCAGCGGTGATGGCTTTGCGGCCATACACGGCTTCCATGCGGACGGACTTGCAGTGGCGGTCGCCATTGCGTGCAGCGGCTTTGAGCTGCTCCGGTGTGATGCCGTCGTCCATGCTGACAGGGCGCTTGATGCCGCTGTTGGCGATGGCCTCGTCGGTCACGTGCATGAGGCAGATGTTGGCGAGCTGCTTCTGGGCGACGGTGAGGTTGCCCATGCGGTGCTCAATCGGGAACGAGGCGTCCTCCGTGTTGAACTCCATGCGGGACGGAGCCTTGAGTCCTTTGGCGAACTCCGTGAGCTTGGCGTCAAGCTCGTCGGCGGTGATGCCTTTGGACGCGGGGATCGCCTTTTTGATTTCCGCGAGAAGCGCGGCTTGGTCGATGCCCTTGCCGCCGATGTGCTGCTCGATGGCCTTCGTAATGTCCTCGACTTTGAGCGGTGCGGTTCCGTCGCCCTTGAGGGACTCGCGGATGGCCTTCACGCTGTCGGCGTCGAGGCCGATGGCTTTGAGCGCGTCAACAACGACGCCTTTGACATCATCTTCCGAGAGCAAGCCCTCGTCTTCGATGGCGTCGGTTTCGGGGTTCCAGTTGGCGGCTTTCGCAGTGGACTGCAAAGTTGCCAACTCCTGCTTTTCCGTGTCGGAGAGCTTCGACGCGTCGAGCGCGAGGAGAGCCTTGAGGCGGAGTTTCTGGGTCTTGTTCATAAGAATGTTTTCCTTTGGATGCTGAGTTTGGTTTGTGTGGCTCCTAACCCTTTCCGCCTCCCGATACTCTCCTCAAGATTTTTCGTTTCGCGTTGGTGGCATTAGAGCCGTTGGGAGGAAATCACCACAACGCGCGCGGTGAGTCAATGAGAAAAGTGCAACTGTTGCAGTTTATTTTTGAGGAACCCCCAAGCCTCTCCCGCTGCAAGCTCCTCCGCTGTCCATTGCGCGTAGGCCATACGGCGCAGGAACGGGAGCTTTTTAGAGGCCGTTCTGCACGCGGGCGCGGCCCCCACGGGTGCGCACTCGGACGCGTAGTGTGCGCAGGGCGCGCACTGCACGGGCACGCCCGCCAGTGTGGACTCGTAGAAGAACGTGGAGTTGTAGGTGACAACGCAGCGCACGGCATGGAAGTTGATGGGGTTGTCCATCCCGTTCTGCTGCTCCACGCCGTTGAGCACGAGCGGGCCTTTGGGGTGGGATCGAAAAATAATGTGAGCGCCCGCGTGCTTGGCGCGTATGCCATCCGCCGCCCGCTCATACCAGCGCAGCAGCTTGTCCGCGTCCAAGCGGTGCTGTGCGTCGTTGGGCACCTGCCCCACAATCAACCAGCACCCGCTGGCGTCCGCGTGGTCGTTATAGACGGGAAGGTTAAGGGCGTCGAACCTGTCTGGGGGCGTCTGCTCTCGGGGAACCCACCCGATGCCTCCTATGCCGACTTGGTAGTAGCCTGTCGGGAGATACTTGCTGGTGGCGCGGCGCATGTAGCCAAGCTCCAGCACGACGAGGGGCAATCCCCTGCGGCGTGCTGCTGCACGCGCTTTGGCGTGCTCTGGGCGCATCCCACACGTCACGCACGCGCCCGCCCCCCGCTGGACGCCGTAGGGAAGCACGGTGACGCCTTTTGCGCGTGCGCCGTGAAAGAAGGATTGGGCGAGGATGGAGTAGTAGTCACGCTCCGCGCCAACAAAGGCGAGCGCCCTAATCTCCGAGCCAGTTGCGAGAGGCATAGATTTGGTTCTTGAGCCGATACTTGCTCCACACCCCGTCGCCATTCCTGTCCGCAGCGCTGCCCGCTACAGCCTCCGGCGACGTGTTCGCCTCTAAGGTTCTGACTGTTGTGCTTCCCCACACCCAGACGATGCCCGTGTGGGCGACACGTTTTTTGCTGGGGAAGTAGATGCCCCATGTGTCACCGGACAGCGGAGTTCTCCCTCCGCCCGCGCGCGTCCATGTCGCAGCTTGCACCCATGAGGCAGCGAGGGCTGAACGTGGGCCAAAAGCTCGCAGGTCTGCCGCATCATACACCCATCGGTTGTAGGCGGCGCAGTAGGGAGCGCCTGTGCCTTCAAGTCCGACGCTGGCGAGGATGCGGTCAATGGCTGCGCCGTCGTTGTTCCCCGTGGCCTCTGTGGTTCCGACGAGGCTCTTGGCGGCACTGAGAATTCTATCTCGCGCTCCCGCGCGCGGCGCTTCAACTCCCACGACAAGCTGACCGTGGCAAACCAGCGGAGCAAGAATGGCGGCAAGTAAAAACGCACGGGTCATTTGGTCTGGACTAAGGTGAGGCAGTAGAGGACGAAGCAAATGACGAAGATGAACGTCCCCTGCGTGAGCAGCACCTTTTGGAGCGGCGTGCACGCGTGGAACCAATCCTCCAAGTGCCCAAACTCCGCTTCCTTGCTTGCCGTGGCGCGGTCAATGCTGCCGAAGCCAAGCTGCCACACGATCCAAGACGCGGCGAGCACGATGCACGCAAGCGCAAGCCCCAGCCCAATCCACAGCACGAAGCCCCCGTCGTAGTTCCCCGCCGTGGGGTCGTAGCTGCGCACGATGGGAGGGAGGCACAGGAACAGCCAAGTGGCAACGGATGCAAGCAGCAGCACGGCCCAAGAGGAGACTAGCCTGCGCAGCACTTTGTAGATGAGGGTGAGGACGCGGTGGATCATAAGGGGCGAGGTGGATGGGTTAGAAGAAAAGCTGGGCGGCACCAAACACCAGCCCACCAACAACGATGGGAGCACCCGCAACGACGCCTAAACCGGGCAGCGTGTTGAGCGCGAGTCCCGCATACTTTAGCAGCAGCAGGACGCAGAGCATGGCAGCAATCACGCCCGCCACTCCGCCAATGAAAAATTTGGCGCGGATGTATTTGGCATGCTCCGCCGCCTTGTCGAGCTTGAGCTGCTCGTTGTCCGCAATGAGCTTGCCGTATGCCTCGTCCTTAACCTTGAGGTCTGCCTCCATGCGCATGAGCTGCGTGAGCGCGGCGGTTTGCACAGCAAGCGCCGTCTCGTTCTTTTGGTAGGATGCGAGCAGCGCGGACTTGGTTGTGTCGAGGTTTACTTGCAGCGCGGCATTGGCGTTCTCCGCGCCCTCAAGGTTTGCACGCAGCGCGTTCAGCTCAACCTGCAACCCCTTCACATACTCCCGCTGCTCCGCTGGGGTCAGGGCGATGGAAGTTGCAACAGTTGCAGCGAGGACTAAGGCGACGAGGATTTTCATTCGAGCAGGCGTTGGATTTTGTAGTCCGCGCGGTCAAGGTGGCTGCGGAAGCCGTCATGGTAGCCCTTCACCGTCTTGCTGTCCTGCCACGCGCGCTGGGCGGCGTCCTGCGCCGCTGTCAGGCTCTTGCGCACTTCCTTCCCGTCGCTCTTGGCTAAGGTGATTGTCTCCGTGATGCCCGCCGCCTGACCCCGCACTCCCGCTAGGGGGTGCGAAACAGCATGGCGCGGTGCCGTGCAACCCACAGACAAACTGAGGGCAGTGAGGACAGAAATCAGGAGATGGCATTTCATCGGTTTACGAGGTGGTTAATGATGAACCACGTCAGCAGCGGCATCGCGACAGTGAGCAACCCGACCGCGCCAAGGCCGCGATTCAAGGTGGTTTTCAGCGAGTCGATTTTTCCCTCGATCTCCTTTCGCCACGCGTCGTTTTCAGCGATGCGGGTTTCGAGCCGGGAAAACCGGAGCACGTCCGCGCTGTATTTCTCCTTCATCGTGCTTTCGAGCACCACGCAATGCCCCGGCAACGGACACGCCTTGTCGCGGGCGCTTTGCAGGCCAAGCTCGATCCGGTGCAGCGCCTCCAAGATGGACTTGTTCAGGGACAATTGCTCGGCCCGGAAATCCTCCAAGTTATCAAGCCGGAGATTAACAGTGTCGGGCTCGCTCATTCGCTGACGACTTCTTCAAATGTGTGCGGTGCGGGAGGGAAGGAAACGCTTCCGGCAATCGCCATAGCCTTCACCGTCTGGAGCCATGTGTAGAGAGCTACCAGTTTCGGTTTGCTGGCGAGAGTTCCCGCCTCCTTCGCTGTCAGCAAACGGTCTTGCAATGCACCGAGGCGAAATCCGGTGATTCCTGAGTTGATGACATACTGCTCCCCTGCCGCGATCTTCTGCTCCGGTGTCATGCTGGCGGCACGTTCCGCGAGACGGGCAGCGCGGTCGGCCTCCATCTTCTGCTGCATGGTCAGAAGTGTTCCGCCGATCAGGAAATAGCGGACAGGAGGAGTGCTGGTGCGACCAGCCTCAACCTGTGCGGCTTGGTCATCGGTGATCTGCTCAACGGTTGCTCGTTCCGCAATGGACTGCGGTTCAGTGTCGGAGATTCGGTTGATGAATTTGTGGGAGCTTAGAAGTGCGTATTTCATAGGTCTTTGATAACGGTTACATTGTAACACTCACCAACTGTGAGTCCGGTGCCTGCCGTCCATGTTGCGTCTGAAGCTCTCGCATGGAGGGTAAGAGAACCGATGCTTTCAAACATACCATAACCGGAATCAATAATGGTTTTGGTGACATAGCAATTAACCCTAGTCAAATACCCCATACTGTTAAATGCCCCATCACCGAGAATGGCTACTGAGTTGGGGATGGTAAGCTCAGTGAATGCGCAACCTCCAAAGGCACTAGGGCCAACCGTGATTACTGTGCTTGGAATAATTAGGGTTCCGGTGAGACTAGCGCAGTAGTTGAACACTGCACCTCCAATCGCAGTTACGGCATTTCCAAAAATCAGTGTTGTGTCATGGGTTCCATTTCCCCAATCAGTAGGAATATCCCCAATAATGTTCTGCCCAGAAGGAAACAGCATCGTTGGATACACCGCGCCGATCAGTGTGCGCTGCTCCGCCGCATCCGCCGCCGTGAGCAATGCGCGGCCTGCGGCTGTGGAGTCGGAAATCGCCGCAGCCGTGACCGTGGCAAGGGCGGTATAGCCTCCCGCACCGTTGAGGGCGGTCTGATCCGTCACCTCGTAGAGAACGGAGGTGTCAGTCTGGAAAACGTAGTCGCCATTTTGCACCTGTTGCAAAGTCAGGGCGTAACGAGCCGCCTGATCCGCCACCGTTACTTTTGCGATGATGGACTCCGCTGCCGCCTTCACATGAGGCAGTGAAAGGAAGGCCGTTGTGCCATCACCCACCCGCATGAGGCGGGTGTCGCTTTCATATCCCGCTTCGCCCAGCAAGAGCACGGGATTCACTTCTGTCCATTCTGCCAAGGTTGATCTGCGAAGTCTTACTTTCATGGTATTGGTTTCCTCTCTATACGCTGTAGGCGTCCCCTCCGTCAATCTCTGTGAGGGTTGTCCCGCCTAAATCTTTTTCCACGCCGTCCACGCCGCGCTGCTTGGGCTTGCCGTCAGCCCCCACGTAAAGCTCAATGGTTCCCGCGTCGGGCGGGTTAGAGGGCAGCTCGTCTTGTTTGCGTAGAAGGATTGGGTCTGCGCTCATGCTGGGTATGTCGTTGAGTAGGTGTTGGTGGCGGCAGTGGTCGTGAACGTGCCGCTCACGCTGGTTGATGCCGACGTGTTGGAGCTGCTGGAGCTGCCCGTCGTGGACGTGCTGCCCGCGCTGGAAAATGAAGTGGCATCCCCCGCCGCTCCGCCGCAGTTAATCGTCCCGTCTATTCCCAAGTATTCGGGCGACGGGGTTGGCGCTGCGCCGCCGTCGTTGAGCGCGTCCTTGAGCGCTGCGGCGGTGAAGTAGGCGACTGTCCTGCGCTGCGTGGCAAGCCCTCCCAGCGCGTCGGACACCTGCACGTTCACAATGATGTCGCGGGAGGAGGCCGCGCTCAGCAGCGTCGCCATCGTTGACGTGGCCGCATTAACCTCAAGCTCGTAGTAGGCGCTCGTCTCCGTCTCCACTAGGGAGCACGCCCCCGCAATAAACAACTCGCTCGTCCCGTAGGTGCTGCTGGCGGGAATCGCCCCTATGGAAACCACCGTGCCCACGGGGTAGGAGACTTCGGACAGCACGCCCCCGCTTGCGCGGCAGAAGTGCAGCCTCACCCGCAGCTTGTCGTTGGCGACGATCTGCGTCTTGGGCGCGGGGCTGTTGATGTTGAGCGCGGCGCGGAGCGCTTGCTGCGGGCTTTCATCTAAGGAGATGAAAAAATCAACGAGGTTGAGATTGGCTTCTTCCGCGATCATTAGATTGTGTGGGTGGGGTGGTTACGACAACCAGCGGCGCAGGGATTTGGATTCGCTGCTCCAGAGCTTCGCCACATCCGACGCCCCCAGCGAGCGCACTTGAAAGAGCGCGTCGGGGTTGGCGGGCACGGGAGTCATGGAGATTTCATAAAGGTTGACGCGCTCAATCGCCCTGCCGTCCGCGCCGTAGTAGAACAGCCCGCCGATGCTGAACGCCTTGAGGTGTCCCTCCGCGACGAGGAAGCGCACGCGGCGCACCTCCTTGGCGTTGCTAAGGTCGCCCCGCACGACGAGGCCAGCGGGCGTCGTGCTGATTTTGGAGTAGGAGCCAATCAGGTTGTCAATGCGGTTCGTGTGGTCTGCAAGCATCACGGGGTTCTTGCGGAACTCAACCAGCGTGTCCTTGAACGCGGTGGGCACCACGTAGTCGCCATCCCTGTCAGCGGGGGTGGTGGTTTGGAACGTGGACGCTAAGCCCTCCACGCTCACGTTCAGGTAGTCCTCCACGATGGACGGGTTCTCCACGTCCATGACCGTGACCATCTTCTTGTCAATTTCAAAGGCGAAGGACTCCGCGAACTCCCGCACCTTATGCTCCTCGCGCACCACGGAGCCGACAACCTCCAGCCCTGCGGCGGGGTGGACAATTTCGGAGTCCGTGACGATGAGGATGCCGCGCTTGTCGGGAATGGCGAGGCGCACGGTGAGGGAGTCGGCGGACAGGCGCTTGCTCACCAGCCCCGCACACAGCACGCCGTCCACTTCAAAGCTCACCATCTTTTCCAGCAGCGCGTCGGGTGCGGGTGCGGGCACGCGCGGGGCGGGGACGAAGGACTTGGACGCCACTCGCAGGAGTGCTCCTGCTGGAAAGTGTTTGGTGGCGGCGGGGGCGTGCTTGCGGGCATGGAGAAGTTTCATGGGTGCGTCGTGTTGCCGCCACCGTGATTCCCCGTGCCCCCGCTGTCAAGAAAAACTGCGGAAGCGCTGCAACAGTTGCACTCCGTCAGCGCTTGCGCACGGGGGCGACGGTCTTTTTGGGGGCTGTGCGCTTGCTTGGGGAAGCCGCTGGCTGTGCACTGTTTTCCCGCTGCGGACGCTGCTGGACGTCATTTTGTGCGATTGCCGAGCCTTTTTGCGTGGGTTCAGCACCCCCCTCTGCGGATTCCACGGGGGTTTCTGGGGATTCCCCCGCTGCTTCCACTGCGGGCGTGGAGGGGTCAACGTCGGAGTCCACTGTGAACTCCCCTGCGCTGTGCTGCTGCACGTAGAGCCACTCCCTGCGTTTCAGCACCACCTTGTCCCCTGCGCGAAGTTCCCCGTGCCTCCCGACTGTTGCCGTGGGGCCGTTGTATGTGGCGAGGTATTGCGAGGGAGTGCTCATGGGATGTTGGAGTTGAAAGCGCAACTCTGCGCCCGCTCGCGGCGCGTGTCAATACTGAACATCATTGGGGTCTAGGGTGTCGTCCTCCAGTTCGGGTTCCGCGACGCCCACAATCTCGCACGCCACGGGCGCTGGCAGCAGCTCCTTCACGCGCGCGGAAATGCCCCGCATGGGATCGGGGTAGTAGTCCAGCGGGAGCAGGCTCTCCAGCATTTCGCAGTGGGTGCGCAGAGGCTCCTCGCCCTCCCACTTGTGCCCGTCGTAAAAGTACACCATTCCGGCCTGTGTGATTTTAGCCTTCACTTCCTAAACCTCCCGCTCAGCGCCATGAGGACGAATTTCATATACTCTGGGTCTTGCTTGAAAAAGTTCATTGGGTCTGTCATAAGGCGCTCAATGCCCATGCTCAGCACCTCGCTGGCATAGGCCGTGCCGTAGTGCTTTCCGCAATATGCCGCGTTCCCTGTCTTAACCCACTTGTCCTCGTAGGCGACCTCGTTGGCTTTGTATCCGCTGTGGCCTGTGAGCGCGCTAAGTTTCTTGAGCACCTCCCCAACCCCATTGCGCGAGTCCCTGTAGTCCGTGGACGCTTTGCCTGTTGTGAGGTTGAAGAACTCCAGAGCGTGCATCAGCTCATGGGCGATGGTTTTGTCTGGGGTGGTTGATTTGATATAGACCTTCCCGACGTAGTGGAAGGCGCGGCTCTTGGCTGTGGTTTTCCACTTAGCGGCTGTCGGGAATATGTCCTTGTCAACAAATTGGCGCAGCCAGCCCACCGTGCGCTGCACGTTCCCCGCAATAGTCTTTGCCGTTGCTGTCGCTGATGTTGTGGCGGGGGCAATAAAGGCGCTGGCCGCGTCAATGCGCCTAGCCTCCGGCAGCGCCAGCGCAGCGTGCACACGGGACACGAGTGTTTTTCTGTGGTCGTGCATCCGCTTCACCTCCGCCGTTAATGCCACCCACTCATTGTATCGCGCAGTCACTTCCTCCTTGGCTGCTCCCGCGCGCTGTGCGTCGGAGAATAACTGATAGGCGACGCTCGCCCTGTCCCTAGTGTTTGAGATTGCTAAGAGGGAGTCGTCCGCCTCCTTCGCAAACACGGGGAGCGTGGCGAAGCGCGACTGCACGGACGCCTCAATCTCCGCAATGGTGGGCGGAGGGGGCACGGGCGGGGGCACGGGTGGAAGCACGGGCACGGGCGCGGGTGCTGGCACGGGTGGGGCGGGCGGAAGGACTGCGGGTGGGATTGGAACCACGGGAGGCGGCGGCAGTGGTGGGGGTGGCGGTGGTGGGTCGTCCGGTGGATTGGGGTCGTCCTTGTCAATAAACTCCTGCACCACCCAAGTCCCCGTGTGGTTGATGTGGAACTCTAAGGAGTCCGCCTCCGCCGCAGGGACGTTGGTGATGTTGCAGGTCGAGCGCCCGTTATACTGCGGGCTGTTAGCCTCCTCCGCTTCGCAGCCAATAACCTCCATCAAGTCGATCACCCCGCTGCGCTGCATGGCTAAGACTTTCCCCGCGTCGCTGCTGCGCCCCATCTCCGTCCGCGCGATGGTGGCGATGCGGTTGTAGGCGATGAAGGGCATGCTGTCGCGTAGGAGCTGCGCCACTCCGTTCACGGGAAGCCCGCTGTCTAGCCCCTGCCCGATGATGTCGGAAAAGCGCGTGCGTGTCGTCTCCGTAATGTTGGTTATGAGCGAGCCTATCTCGCGGATGCGCGAGAGCACCAAGTTGGAGTCCCCCTTCTGCGTCTCCCTCCCCAGCAGCACGCTCGTCTTGGCGAAGCTCTCGCTCGCCACGCTTTGCACGCGGGGCACCCAATCCACCAGCAGCTCGCCTTGAAACTCTTGCAGCTCCCTGTTGAGCGCGTTCATCCATAGGCGCTCGTCGCCCATGAGGTCGAACAGGAAGATTTCCTCCTGCGCCTTAGCCCCCACGCTTGCGCTCCTGCCCGAGTGGTGGCTGCGCTTGGCGAGCGTGACCTGCGTGATAACCTTGTCCAGCAGAAGGTCAAACTTTTCACGCAGCCACACGCCATACTCCCGCATCCCCCGCGCCACCGCCGCCCTGTGCACGCGAACAAGGTCGGCGTTGAGCGCTTGCCCGTTTGGGGTGCGCAGGTGCGCATTCGTCCATCCGCCCTCTGGGACGTGGGACTTAGTGGACAGGGTGAACACCGCGCCGGATGAAAGCCTGTGCTTGTGGCACGCGCATGGCATGGTCTTAGCTGAGCTTGAGTTTGCGGTAGTCCGCGCTCTTGCTTGGCGCGGGAGCGGGCGGGACGGTGGCAAGCCCCGCCATCTCCATAGGGGACAGCATGCTGTCGATGAAGTATTGGTCGAGGTAGGGGTCGTTGACGGGGTTAAGCCCCGCGAGCTTGCGAATCTCGTTTGGCGTGATAGCGCCGAGGCGCAGGAGCGGCCCGTATTCCTTCGTCACCTGCTCCACGTCCACAAGCCCGCTCAACTCATAGGCGAGCTGCGTGTTGTTTTTGAACAGCGGAAAGAGCGCGCCCTCGCGGTTTAGCTTGCCGCAAAACATTTCCAGCAGCGGGACGATTTCATACTTGCGGAAGTTCAGCTCGTCCTGCTTGGCGGTGGCGTAGTTGGCAGCGCCAAGGATGCCCGCGATGGATAGGGGAACGCCGTGGTTGATGAAGATTTGCTCCACGGTGAGCTTCTCCCGCTCAAGCGACTGCATGGCCTGCTGGTCTAAGCCGAGCTTGTGGTATTCCCACTCGCCTTGGAGGAACGCCGTTTTGCCCGCGTTCTTCTTTCCACCATACTCCGTATTCCACCAGCTCTTGAGCTTTGCCCACTCCGCAGGGTCGTCCACCTTTTCCTTGAGCGTCATAACTCCGCTCGGCTGCGCCCCGTTCTCCATAAACTTTTCCTCGTAGGTGGAGCGGTTGATGAACGCGTTGAACAGAGGCTCGCTTGGCTCAATGTCCCCCATGCCCCACACGGTTGACGCGGGGTGCGGGCGGCGGAAGTAAATAATTTCCTCCGGCGTGAACTTAACCTCCCGCCCGTTCACGTGGTAGATGAACCCCGCAATGTTCTTCTTCTCGTCGGGCACGATGCGCATGTATTGCGGCAGCAGGGGATAGACGGCGGTGGGTTGCCCCAGCGCGTTAATCTCGTCCTTTAGCCAGAACGCGCAGCCCGTGAGCTTGATGTGATAGACCCACATATACAGCAGCTCCTTCCACGAGTCCAAAGGGTTTGGCCTGCCGAGGAGAAACATCTCGTCGTCCTTGGCAGGGTTGGGAGTCCATAGGGGCTGGTCGGGCTTCACCACCTTAAAGTCCGTCCCCATAATGACGGAGGCTACAAGGTGGCACGCGCGGAACGTGGCCCAGACCTGCTTGCTGCCCGCGCTGATGTAGGATTCAAAGTCCGTGAACCTGTGCAGCGGGAAGCTCAGCCTGTTCTCAATAAACCTGCGCTCCTTGGTGCTGGGGATGCGGGACTCCACGGCAAGCTGGCGCTTGGAGGAGGTGAGGTCTAGTCGGCGGCGTAGTATGCTCATGGCGAAAGGTTGCTTGGACTGTGAAACATGCGCCCCGCGTTGGCAAGAAAATATCCTTGACACTGCAACTGTTGCAGCGCGCAGAATAAACCCGCCCCCGCTACAGCACGAGGAACGGGGCGTCGCCTATCTGCTTGAACAACTCCAAGTCCTCGCCATAAGCCTTATGGACTAGGAGCCGAGTGCTGCGCGGCAGCTCCGGCACTTGGGGAGGGTCGTAGATGAAGTTGAACTCCGGCAGCAGGAAGCGGCGCTGCATCATTGGGAGCCACTCCGCTGCGGCGTCGAAGCGGAACAGCGCGTCCACCTCATAATCCTTCCCGACCGTTAGGTAGTCCACTTGGCGCACGAGGAGAAACTCGTGGGCAGCGCCCCCGCTGGGGGTGGGTGCCCCGTGCTCCAAACGGCTCGCCACAAAGTCCCCGTAGGTCAGCAGCCCCGCCCCCTCCGCGTCCTCCTGCTGGTATGCCGCCCAAGCGTAGGCGAGGCGCACGAAGGGGTCGAGGAGCAGCGCCCAGCGAAAGAACGTGCTGCTGCGGTAGAGGGCAAGCTCCTGCGTCCCCACTTGCAGCACGCGCCGCTCGCTGCTTCCCTCCTCCAGCAGCCCCAGCATTCCCGTGACGAAGCGCATGGAGAAGGAGGCGTCCGTCACTGCCACCACCATATCCGTGTCGTGGTCAACAAAGTGCGTCCCGCCCCTAGTCGTCATCCCGCTCGTCTCTTGCAGTATTCCTTTTTTCATCTTCCGTGTCCTTTCGTGTTGTAAACATTAACACCAGCAGCCCCGCCCAAGCGACGGGGCCGCACAGCAGCAGGAACACAAGCTCCCACGGCCATTTGATTTCCAGCGTCCAGCTCTGCATGTAGGCCCGCAGCGCAAGCCACCCCAGCAGCGTCCAGAGCACAAGCCCCAGCGCGAGCAGCAGCGGAAGCACGTGGGCACCTTGCAGCGCTTGCATCACGCCCCCTGCTGCTGCATGACCTTCACGCGGGACTCCTCGATGAGGATGTAGTCCACGCCTTTGACAACGACGTGCGTGCCCACGTGGGACTCCACCATCACGCGGTCGCCCGTGCGCAAGTCCTCCACCTTGTTTCCCACTGCGCACACCTCGCCCCACGTCTCCGTGGTCTGCGAGAACTCGGGCAGCACGATGCCCCCTGCGGTCTGTTCCTTGCGCGCGTCCATGCGGACGAGAACGCGGTCTTTGATTGGCGTGAATCCTGTCATACTTCTATCCTCCTGTGCTTGCGCTTGGTTATGTTGGAGGGGCGCAGCCGCGCAAGCGGTAACAGCGTCCTCACTGTTGGTAAATCCTCGCTCCGCACGTAGCAGGAGCGCACGTAGGCGAACTCCTCCGCGCTTATGCACACTCGCTCGCGCACGCGCCCCACGTCCCCGATGCGGTAGTAGGGCGTCCCCTCCACTATGCACACGTCACACAGCGCAAGCACGCGCTCTGGGTCAGCCTCCCCGAAGTGCCCCACGACGCACTGAATGCGATAGACGCGGCAGGGCAGCACGGGAGAGCTAAAGCGGATGAAGCGCTGCACGATGTTGTCGAACTTGGTGATTTGGATTACGGGCATTGGTGTCTGCTGACTATGCTGCACAGTTGCAGATCAGTTGTCAACGGACTAATCCTGCTCCGGCTCCCCGATGTCAATGGCGTCCCTGTAGCCCTTAATGACGGGGAAGCGGGGCTTGACTAGGACGCCCGTGGGCTGGTGCTTGTAAACCACCATCCTGTGCAGCAGCGCGGGCACGCTGCTCATGGGGATGAACCGCTTGCCCTTTGTAATGACGCTCGTGCTGGCGCTGAACAGGTAGGGGTGGGCGGCGAGTGCAGCGTCCAGCCTATGCTCGTTCTCTTTGATGTAGGCGAAGTCCGCTGCTGTGGGCGCTCCCTGCGTGCAGGGCTTAACGATAAACGACCCCGCGTGCCCCTTCCCCCGCATGCCCGCCTTTGCCGTGCTGCGCTTCGTGTGCCCCAGCTCGTCCTTCCCCGCCTCATTGGTGTTCTCCCTCGCTTCCTCCGCCCCGCACACGTAGCCCTCGTCGTCCTTGAAGCGCTTGACCTTTAGTAGCCACTGCTCGCGCACTGTGCTGCGGCCTTCCTTGTAGGGGCCATCCGGCGTGCGCACCATGACGCCCTCGTAGCCTTCCGCGAGGCACTTGGCCTCGAACGCCAGCAGCTCCTCCACGTTGTTGATGAGCACGGGGAGCACGAGCTTGCACGTGCCGCGCGGGAGGCGCAGGAATTGCAACTGTTGCAGCCGCTCCGTGTAGGGCGTGTCCAGCCCGCGCCCGCAGTAGTCGAAAACGTGATACTGGAAGCAGGGCGTGCCCGTGTGTTTCATCACGCCGCTCGTGGTGGCTTGGAAGGGCAGCGCGCTGCCGTCCTCCGCCACAATCATTAGCTCCCCGTCGAGTCCCGCTGGGAGGTGCGTCTCCACCCAATCGCGGATGTGCGCGTTCGGGATGGGCTTGAACTTGCGCGACACGGCGTTGCAGCGGAACAAGCCTCCCGTGTGGGGAAGCGTGAGGCAGCGGATGCCGTCCAATTTTGCGGTCGCTAGTAGCGGGAAGCGCAGCGCGTTGATGTCGTCGCACGTCTCCGCGAGCATGGGTTTTCTTGGTGTAGTGTTCATGGTGTTTTGGTGTTGGTGTTTACTGCGTTGGAAAGTGTAGGGGTTGGAGGGATGGGCGGCAAGGCGGCAAGTTTGCACAGAATGGCCCGTAAAAAGCTCCGCAGCACAAAATGAAGGAGGGGAGCGCTGGCTCCCCTCCCGTGCTGCGTGTGAGCGCTGCTGTGCTTCACCGGCTGATGCGCAGGGCGCGCCCTATCCCCTGCACGTGCCACGTGACCTTCGGGGTGCCCCGCAGGCACTCGCGCAGCAGTGCGCCCAAGTGCAGGAGAATTTGAGCTTGCGCGCTCATTCCCCGTCCCCCTGCGCTCCCTGCGTGCCGCGTCCCAGCCGTGCGCTCCGCCCGCTGCGGAGGGAGCTGGACGCCTTTTTGTGCGATTGCGCGGCCTCCTGCGCCTCGACCCACGAAAGCGCTGCGTCCGTGCTGCTGTGCCAGCACCCCTGCGCCCCCACTGCGAGCGCGAACTGCGTGCGGGGAACGCGCGTGCGGATGGAGCGCACTGCTTCGCGCAGCGTGTCCGCTTCCACGTAGTAGCTGCGCCCCGTGCTGCGCTGCGTGCGGGAGATGGTGTCGATGTGCCACACGTGCTGCGCTCCGCCCGTGCTGTTGATTCTGGTGATGGTGTTCATGGCGTGTAGTGCGTGCGCTGCGTTCATTCCCCGATGTGGTAAACGACTTCGACCCGCGCGTGCGTGTCGTCGAGCTGCGTGATGGTGCCCAGCGTGCTGTATCCGCCGAACACGTTGCCCGTGCTGCGGTAGCGGGGGCTGAGCTGCTCGTAGATGTCCGAGTGGCTGTAGCTGCCCGTGAAGGGGACGCTGTAGAAGCTGCTGTCGTAGTAGCTGCTCTGAACGCTCTCGCCCTTGAGCAGCTCCTTGGCGTCCCACTGCACAGCGCACCCGTAGGCGGGAGCGCTGGGGGCGGCGGGCGCTGCGGGCGCTGTGCCGTTGAGATGCGCGAGCACTTGCGCGGCGAGCTTCTGCGCGTCGCTGCGTGCAATGACCTGCCCCGCATACTTGGGCATCTTGCGCAGCAGCCACGTGTTCTGCTTGTAGGAGAGCGTCCGCCCGCCGTTGATCTGGTTGGCGAGGGAGGTGAGGAACTCCGCGTCCACGCCGGAGAAGCCCACGCCGTTGTCGTCGTGCGTTGTTGCGCTGGCCTGCTCCTGCGCCGTCTGCGCTTGGAAAACGAGGTGCAGCGCGCGGGTCGCCCAGCGCGTGTCGCTGCCGAGCTTCTCCCGCACAAACGCGAGCGTGGCTTTCTTGGTGACTTTCGGGGCGCTGCTGTGCCCGCGCTTAGCGGCGGGAGCTGTGGCTGTGGTTGCGAGTTTCATTGTGCGTGTGTGGTGTTGATGGTTGCGGTTGACGTGTGCGTTAGATGGCGGCGAGTGTAGCGCTGCTGATGCCGCGCGCTTCGTCCTGCACGAGCACGGCCTTCTCCTGCGCCTTCGCGGCCTCGCGGATGTCGAGGATGCGCAGCACTGCGGCGGGGCTGGCGACGGGGAACACGACGCGCTCGTAGGGGCTGCGCCCTTGGCCGGGATAGTGCATGTGCGAGAACGTCACCTTGCCGTCCACGACCTGCATAGTGACGCTCTCGTAGGTGGTCTTGGTGATCGCTTTGACGCGCTCCAGCGTGCCCTCGGGCAGCGCATCCTTGGCGGCTGCACGTGCGTTGGCAACGCGCTTGGCTTCCTCGACGCGGGAGGCAGCGGCTTCCCACGCATTGCGCAGCAGCGCTTCGATCTTCACGTAGTTGATGCTCCCCGACTTGTTGAACGGGAAGTTGCGCGTGACGCCGTGCGCCCCGTGCATGCGGATCGTGACGCCGATGATTTCCCCGCGATGGCGGCTCCATGTCCCCGTGTTGCGGCGCGTCTCGCTGATGCTGTAGCTGACGGCATCGCGCTCCCCGACGGTGGGGAACTCGGACTTGAGGCGGAGGTTGATTTCGCGCACGGGAGCGAACAGGGCGGCGAGCTTCGCGTCCTCGCGCTGCTGCTTGGCGCGCGCTGCGTCCTCTGCGGCCTCCTGCTGCTTGGCCTTCTCGGACTGCACGCGGGGGAACATGAGTCCCGTGTTGATGAGCGTGGCGTGCAGCGCGTTATATTCCGCGACCTGCTTGCTGCTGTGGTTGACGACTTCGACTTGTGTGCTGTGCTCGCTTGTGGCTGCGAGTGCCGTTGATGTGGTGTTGTTGCTCACGACTCCAAGGTAGCTGTTGCAGATTCATTGTCAACAGCAAATTGCAACCGTTGCACTTTTTCTTTCGCTCTGTAAGTCGTTGAAGCGCCCGAGGGCGTATGCCTTTTTCCCTGCGTGCGCCGAAAAATATCTGCCCCCTGCGTGCGCAGTGCGTGCGCTTGTGCGGGGGCGCAGCGCTGGGGCTGCTGGCGGGGGTGCGGACGCTGCTGGACGCCCTGTAGCGCGAAGCGTGCGCCGCTGTGTAAATGAGGAGGGAGCTGCCAGCGCATTGCCAGCAGCTCCCTCGGACACCAGTGACACCATATCACCGTTCTCGGTATTCCCCCCAGAACGAGCGCACTCCATCACGTGCGCTGCGGAGTGTCAACTGCAAACTGCGTCCCGCTCCGCCCGCTCCTGCTCGCGCAGCTTGCGCGTCTCCCGCTGCCACTGCACATGCTGGCGCAGCACTTGCTCCCCCTCCTCCCGCTCATACTCGTCCCCGTCCACCCACACGCGCTCCACGCTGCGCCACAAGCGCGCGCACCCATTTTCGTTCACAGCGATTTCCGCCTCGTGGTTGTGCTGCGTCACGTTGTTCCAGCCAAGCAGCGCGAAGCCCTCCACGCCCACGGGGAGCAGCTCGTCCATGTCATGCGGGGACATGCTGAACACGCTCTCCGCGCCGCACGTTCCCCAGCGCTGCCGCTCCGCTTCCTCGTAGCCAAGAAACCGCGCCTCCGCTTCCGCCTGCGGGTGCAGCTCCACAAGCTCGTGCCACATCTCCGTATTGGACTCATGCGCGCACAGCAGCGATTGGTAGAACGCGGACAGCTCCAGCACCTCCATCCCATCCACTGCGAACTGGAACCCGTGCACGCCCTCCTCGCCAAAGTAGCGCAGCATCTCCGAGTTCAAGCTCGTGCTGAAAAGCGGCATGCTCAGCTCCCCGTGCTCCGGCGCGCAGAAGTGCCCGTCGTTGAAAATTTCCTCCATGCCGTAGAGCGGGGAGCCGTGGTAGAGCGTGCCCGTGAACGTGAGGCGCTTGCACGTGCGCAGGAGGTGCGCCCTGCGCAGCCGCAGGAGCCGCCTGTCCGTGCGCCTGCGCCCTATGGCCCCAAGCCCCTGCAAGCTGAACGGGTTGTGGTGCCCGCTCATTGCAGCAGCGTCCAGCGGTGGTGGAGGAACTTGTCCGCCAGCTCCTCGTGCGTGAGCGTGTAGGTGGCCCCCGCTGGCACCGCCTCCATGTCGCTCTCCGTCACGCGCAGCTTGACGAGCGCAGTGCTGCCCGCGTCCGTGATGGACACGGTGACGCGCGCCACAATGAGCGTGAACGCGCCGCCCCCCGTGCGGATGTGCGCGCCCTTGCGGATGAGTAGCGTCACTTGCCCTCCCCCTTCTCCTGCAAGTGCTGCACAAGCTGCTCCGCGTATTGGAAGCCGTGCGCACGCGCCACGGTGTCCGCGAAGGGCAAGCGCACAAGCTCCCCGCCGTTTGCCCAATACAGCAGCCCGTCCCGCGCCTCCACCTGCGGCACGATTTCGATGTAGAGCGACCCCTCATAACTTGCGTTCCTGCGGAACGGATCGCTCAAGTCTCCCTCCTTGCTTTTGACTAAGTGCTGCCCGCCTTGGTAGCGGCAGAACACGGGGTTGAAGTTTCCAATCTGCTGCGCTTGCAGCGTGCGCTTGATGCTGCACTGCTTGTTCCCCGTGTGCTTCCACAGCACGTCGATGTCGTATTTCTTCCTCATGCTTCTCCTTTGGTTGCGCCCCGTGCGGGGCATGGGTTGTGCTGCAACAGTTGCAGCGACTTGTGAATGGCGGGGCTGTGCAGCACGGCGCGGCGGTAGCCCTGCACCCGCCCCTCGCGCAGCGCGCGGGCGACAAGTGCCTTACAGCGCAAGCGCTCCATCGTCAGGGTGACGAGGAGCGCGAGGCACAGCGCAAAGATGATGGCGCTGCTCACGTGATGGGGTAGAGGCGGTTGGCCCAGACGGTGATGCTGCCGCGTGTGCGTGCGAGGCGTCCCAGCTCGTGCGAGGGGATGCCCGCGCGGGTCAGCATGCCCGCCAGCTCGCGCTTGGGGTTGGTGACAATGCACTTGCCCTCCTCGTGCAGCACGTCGAGGATGATGACGGTGGGGTGGCCCATCGCATACTTGTTCTTGACGGGCATCCCCGCGTGAAGCCCCTCCGTGCGAATCCAGCGCTGGCACGCGCTGCGCATGCTGTCGCTCCGCGCGTCCTTGTGCTCCGCGCGGCGCTGCAAGTGTGCGCTCCCCCGCTGCGCGAGCGCTGCTGCGGCGGTGGGGGCGATGCGGCTGGGGCGCAGCATGGCGGCGGGGGCGTTGAAGCACCCGCGCTCGCATTGCACTTTGTAGCGGCCTTTGCCGCGCGCTGGGAGGCCGACGACGACGCCCTTGTAGAGCGTGCCCTTGTGCGTGAACTCCACTGCTTGCTGGAGTGTGAAGTAGTTTGGCATGGTGTGTGTGGTGTTTAGTTGTTGAGCTGATCTGCGGACTCGTTGAGCGCGTAGTGTGACGCGGCGCGCATCAGCTCCGCAAGCTGTGCGCTGGAAAATGTCTCGCCCCCTGCGTCCACCTCTACGCTGTGCAGCGCTTCGCAGCGCACGCCCAGCACGTCGCGGGTGCCTGCGCCCAAGCGCTCCCCGCGCCAGATGCAGTGAGACTCAATGGCCCGCACGTCCGTTTCCACGTGCAGCAGCACGTCGAAGGAGCGGAAGTCGGGAGGGGTGTCGCGCAGCGGGAGGCTGAGCGCCGTGGTGGTGTTGTGTGGTGTTGGCATAAAGTGGAGCGCGCTGGGGTTACAGTCTGGCGAGAGCTTTGGCGGCGCTGCCCCTGCGTGCGATGAGCGCCTTGGCCTCCGCCGTGGGGAGCACGCGCTGGGAGCACTTGCGCACGTGTGCGAGGATGCTGTCTCCCGTCGTGCCGTGGTTGATGTAGGCGGCGACTGTGCGGCAGAAAGTTGCGAGGGGGCGGTTGGAGCGGCTGCTGTTGCAGCGCGTGCAGCACGTGACGAGGTTCGTGGCGTGATTGCTCCCGCCCTTGCTGTGCGGCTTGATGTGATCGAGGCCGAGCTGTGCGCCCCGCTCCACGCTGTCGCCGCAGTAGGCGCAGGAGAGGCCGTCGCGCATGTAAATGGCGAGCCGTTTCTCCTGCCGTATCCAGTTCATTCCCTGCCAATCCCCGCCGCTGCGTGCGTCGTCCTGTGTCCGCTTGGTGCTGTGCTTCATGTGGGCAGAATGCACTGTTGCAGATTCATTGTCAACAGGAGATTTGAGGAGATTTTGCCCCCCGCTGCGCAGGGGCGGGAGGGGCCATCTGCCCCCAGCTCCACGCCCCGTGCGTGTGCGGGGGCACCCACGCCCCCCGCTTGCGCACGCACCAGCGCAGGTAGGACGCGACGCAGCGCGCGGCACACGTGCGCATGGGCTTCGTCCACGTGAGCGCGTGCCGCTTCGCCCACTCCCACGCCTGCACCTCCTTGTCGAGCCTGCGCCCGCTGTTGCGCCCGAGCACGTGCCCCAGCTCGTGCAGCGCGATGGCGTAGGTGACGGCGCTGCGGACGCGGCAGATGCGGATGCGGCGCGTTCGCCTCCAGCTCCTCCCCGCCGTGCGCTCCCTGTAGTCCACGCAGACCCCAGCTTCGCGCGCAATGGTGTCCACGTGCGCTTGGAAGTCCGCGACGCTGTGCTGTGCCCTGCTCACGCTGCCCTCCCCTGCGCTGCGTCCCAGCGCTCCGCCGCTTCTGCCAGCCGCGCGTGCAGCGCTTTGAACTCCGCCCCGTGCCCCCTGTAGCGGAGGTGAGCGCACTCGTGCGCCACCGTGTCCCGCACTTCCTCCCACGGCAGGGGCTTGCTCCACCAGCGCCCCCCGTCCTCCGCGTGCTGCCTGTAGCGCAGCGTGACGGACATGCGGCGCTCCTGCACGTAGCACAGCCCCACGGCTGACAGCGCGAGCGGCCTGCGCTTTGGCTCCAGCACTGCGTCGGGCACGCCTATGAGTGCGCAGAGGTGCGCGGCGAGCGCTTGGCAGCGGTAGAGGGTTTGTGTGTCGTCGGGGTGCAGCACTGGCGGGCGCTGCAACTGTTGCAATGGTGCGCTCACTTCCCCTCCTCCTGCAAGTGCAGCGCCTCGTCCCACGTCTGCCCGTGCTTGTCTTGGAGCCTCCCGTGCGTCACTATACCCATCCGCACAAGCTCGCGCACGCGTGCGGCTGCTGCGTGCATGTCGGGGATGGTGTTGAAGTGCTGGCACCCGCTGCACTGCACCCCGATGAGGTGCAGCGCGCCGTCCTTCCAAAAGGCGTATCTGTGCGGGGCGCTCATGTTAGCGGCCCTCCTTCCCCGCCTTGAGCGCTGCGCTTGCCGTGGCGAGTTCCTTGCCCGCTGCTTCCAGCTCGTCCACGAGTGCGCACAGGCGGCGCGCCATCCCCAGCGGGGCATCCTTGCGGAAGGATGCAATCCACTTGGCGAGTCCCGCTGCGGTGGTGCCGTAATACCAACCCATCACCCCCTGCCTGTCTCCCGTCCAGTTCGGGCGGTTAGCGCGGCCCCCGCACTCCAAGTCCGCTGCGGCGAGATACGCGTCCGTCCAGCGGTCTTGCAGCTTGCTGAGCTTGCTGCTCGCGGCCTCCCGTGCGCGGCGCAGTTCCGTGAGCTGCTTGCGCGCCGTGTGCTTCTCCCGCTTCGCCGTCTCCACTTGCACGACGGGGCGGAGCGCCGCTGGCTTCCACGCTGCGCAGCGCGGCGTCTGCAAGCGCACAAACGCGCGCATCCCCTCCGAGCGGCGCTTTGCCCCACTTAGCACGTTGAACAGGTATTTGGTTTCCTGCGTCGGCGTGTAGGCTCCCGCGTCCCCCTCGTAGCGCGGAGCGCTGTGCGGCAGTGCTGCAACTGCTGCGCGGTGTGCAGTGCGTGCATCCTCCAGCTCCTTGTCCGCGTGTGCGAACGCCGCTGTGGTGTCTGCGATGGCTCTGGCGAGCAGCTCGTTGGACTGCTCAAAGGGGAGCGCCCCGCTGCCGCTGCACGTGCCGTTCTGCCAACCGAAGTTGAGCGTGTATCCGTGGCGCGCGATCCTGCCGCTGGGGAGCATCTGCATGCTCCCGCACAACTGGCACGTGCCTTGGTGAGTTGACTTGTTGTTGGTGCGTTTGGTGTTCATGGTGTGGTGTGTAGTGTTGCTGAATTATTCATCGGCGGCGCACATCCACTTTCCAAGCTCCTGCTTGGACATCGTGGGGGACACGACAAACTCGCCCTCGGCGCGAACGTCGGGGAAGCTGTCGTTGAGCTTCTGTGCGAGGAAGCGCGCTGTGTGCGTGCTGTCCGTTTTGATGCGTGTGGGATTCCCTGCGGTGGGGAGCTTCATCGCTTCCGCGAGGCGCTGCTCCATTGTGCTGCTGCTGCGTGTGGTGTTGTGTTTCATACGTCCATCATAATAGCTGTTGCAGATTCATTGTCAACAAAATATCTGCCCGCGCAACCGGCTTCCGCTGGAAGCACTTACGGAAGCGACGTGCCCCGCGCGCGCAGGCGTGCACACTACGCGGGCGCAATTCCGCGAGGGCGTGTGCAGGGGGCAGGGAGCGTCGCTGGGAGCGCAGTGTGCAGCGCTGCGCGGCGCGTCAGGCGAACTGGAACGTGCGCTTGGTGAACAGCATTTCCCACGCGACGGAAACTGCGTCCACTTGATCGTCGTGGTCGCCGTCTGGGAACACAGCCAGCTCGCGCAGGAAACGCCTGTTCCACTCGCCCACCACCATGCTCACCTTCCCCGCCTCAATTTTGTTCAGCCACGGCTGCGCTCTCAGCAGCTTGTCCGTCTTGGGGTTCCGCTCCTCCACGCGCAGCTCTCCGAGGAGTGACTGCGCCATCTCGTCGCGCCCGATGCTGAACCCGCTCACCGCCTCCATGCCGATGCGAACGACGCCGTGCTCCTCCTTGTCGATCATGGACATTTTGATGATGGCGGGCTTCGCCCTCGCCCACACCATTTTCTCATGCACCATGTCCATGATGTAGAAGTGGTCGGCGGCGCGGTCGTAGGCGCACAGCGCGCCAGCAGTGAAGTCGCTCGTCTGCTTTTCCTTGAGCGCTAAATCCCAGCCCCTCGTCCGCTCCAAATCCTTTGGCACGTCCGCGAGCGTGATGCGGTGAATTTTCTTCGTGTCCACCTGTCCGCTGCCGCTCGTCTGCGGGTGCCCTTGGAACTGTGACTCCCACTCGTAGGGGGCTTGGGCTGCGCGCATGTTTTCGAGGAACTCCTTGCCTCGCATCTCTGGGAACAGCGGCTCGTCCCTGCTCCTCCCCAGCGGGTCGCCGTCCCCTTCGCTGAACGCGGGCAGGTTGATCTTGTTGAACATCTCCCGCACAAGCCCCGACGCGCGCATGCCCTCCTCATACTCCTCGCTCGTCAAATGCCCGCTCAAGTCCTCTGGGTGCCAGCGCGTGCCGATGATGAACACGTAGCCCTCGGGACTCATGCGCGTCAGGCAGTCGCCAAAATACCACTCGCGGATGCGCTTGCGCATGAGCACGCTCTCCGCGTCCTGCCTCCCGCTGTGCGCATCGTCGATGATGAGCAAGTCCACGCGCCGCCCGATGAGCTTCTTCCCCGTGCTCTTTGCGCACACGCTGCTCCCGTTGGTCAAGTGCCACAGCGCCGCCTTGTTGTTGCCCTCGTCCACTTGGGAGTTGGGAAACACTTTTTGGTAGAGCGGGGACTGCACGCGGGAGCGCACCCACTTGCTAAAGTCCGTCACCAGCTCGTGCGAGAAGGAGGTGAGGGCGACTTGGATGCCCGGTTGGTAGCTTATGATCCACGACACAAACTCCTTGCTCACCAGCGTTGACTTGCCGTGTTGCGGAGGGACGTTGATGATTTGGCGCTTGCACGCTTTGCCCACCGCCACCGCTTGCAGCATGTCGGAGAGGAACACGTGCAGTTGCCCCACCACATACTCCGCGCGCTCCGGCGGGTTAAAGAGGAGGAGGTAGGAGAGGAAGTCCTTGCGGGCGCGGGCGACGAGCCTAATGAAAAGGTCGGCGTGTAGCTGCTGCGCCGCTTCCTTCTCCGCGTCAGGTGCAACTGTTGCAGCGGTTGCCACAGCGCTACTTCCTCCCCAGCCCCGTGAGCTTGGCTACAATGGAGACGAGGGCGGACACGGGTGCTTCCTCCTCTAAGAACAGCGGGTCAACGCCGTGCTCCACGCGCAGCGGTGCCCCCTGCGGCGAGCTAAGCTCCAGCGGCGCTTGCCCCCAGCCCTGCCTCCTGCCCCTGCGGTCTAGGACGAACTTGCACGCCTCGCGGTCACGCGCCTCCACAAGCTCAAACAGCTTGCGCTCCGTAAACCCAATCATTCTGTCCTCCGCCTCCAGCACCTTCTCCGCATAGTTCGCGTCCTCCTTGAGCCACCTGTAATGCGTCGTCGTCCCTATGCCCACGCTCTCGCACGCATAGGCGACGATGCCTAAGTGCTCCTTGAGCGCCGCCACCATGCGCTGCTTGCGGTGCCGCGTCGTCACTGCGTCGTCCAGCTTGCCCTCCACGTGCGGCTTGTCCTTGAGCGTCTCGTCCTTGGGCGCTTTGCCCTTGATCTTCCGCCTGTCGCGGAACTTCACCGTGTTTTTTACTCGCTTAGCCATTGGGATATTAGTGTTTTCTCCTTGTAAAGTTTTCCAGCAGGGCGAAGGAGTCACGCCCTGTCATTGCTAACCTATCGTCCGTGTCTATTGCAAGTCCCAGCTCCTCCGCCTCCCGCTTGCTCCACACCACCCTCGCATACTTTAGCCCGTGCTGTGCGATGAGCGCGTCGTGCTTCCCGCCGCATGACGCTTGCAGACAGAGGTTGGGCGGGATGCTCCCCAGCCGCTTGACCCAGAAGGGGAGGGATTTTGTGAACGCCCAGAACGTGTCATTGGGCCGCGCCCTGCAAACCATTAGCCAGCCGTCGAAGTAGTCCTGCGAAAAGAAGTCCCCGCCCGCGTGGATGCGCACGTGCCGCGTGGAGTCGTCCCACACCTTGAGCAGCGTGTAGAACACGTCCTCCGGCGACTTCCCCTTCACCGCCTCATAATTGTCCCACGCCTTTTCCCTCGGCGCAGGGTAGCGCTCCATTGACGCGGAGTAGCAGCGGAACGTCTGGTGCTTCCCATGCGTGAGCTTCCCCGTGCGCCTGTTGGCAAAGGTTAGGCACTGCAAGGCAGCGGGGCAGGAGAACCCGCTGGGAAGGTTCCACGTAGCGACGCGGAACCCGAAGTAGGACACACCATGCGTGAACCCGTGCATGCTGGTTAGAGCTTGAGGAGGTGGAACAGCTCCATGCGCGATGCCCCGTTGTCGCGGAACACGCCATGCAGCGCGCTTGTCACCATCTCTCCCGCCTTGCCCACCCCCCTGTGGCACTGGCACGAGTGCTTGGCCTTTAGTATCACCGCCACCCCTGCGGGTTGCAGCACTTCCTCAATGGCGTCCGCAATCTGCATGGTTAGGCGCTCCTGCACTTGCAGGCGCTTGGCGTAGCCGTCCAGCACGCGGGCGAGCTTGCTAAGGCCCACGACGCGCTTGCTCTCCGGCGAGGGGAGATAGGCGATGTGCGCCCTGCCCTCAAAGGCGAGCAGGTGGTGCTCGCAGAGGCTAACAAAGGGCAAGTCCTTGCTGATGATGATTTGGTCGTAGGCGCGGCCTCCCGCGTCCGTGATGTCGAAGTCCTTCCCCAAGTGCGCCTTGGGGTCGCTGTGGTAGCCCTGCGTCATTTCCTTGAGCGCCTTGATGAAACGCTTGGGCGTGTCCAGCAGCCCATCGCGCTGCGGGTCTTCACCTATGGCTTGCAGCATGCGCCGCACGTTGTCCTCCGCGCCCTGCTCCTCGTCCTGCACAAGCTCCCAAGGGAACGTCACCCAGCAGTCTTGTGCCACGTGCAGCGCAGCGCGCCAAGGCGTGTCCTCCATTAGCTGCTTGCTCACTAAGGCGACGAAGGGGATGCCGTAGCTGCGCATCTTGTTCCGCGTCGCCCCGCTGTCGAGGATGTCGTCCAGTATGATGTCCGCTTCCAGCGGGCTGTTGACCAGCTCCCAATCCGCGCACAGCAGCGCGGCATAGACTCCCCCGCGCGGCACGGCATAGACGCGGAGCTTGCGCCCGTCATAGGCATTAGGCAGCGCGTGGCACAGGCGTTGGTTGATTTCGTGCGCGAGCTGCCTGCATTCTCGGAGGGTGACGTTGTAGGTATTAGGTTTCATGTGAGTGGCAATAGGTCTGGGTTTCCACCAAGGGGCACAACGCGCTTGTCTGCACGTGCGTCCAGCAGGTCGGCGCGGTAGCACTTGTGAAGCTGCCATCCGGCGCGGAATAGGTTGGGGTTATGCTTCACGCTCTCCGTGATGCTGTTGAGCACGAGCGGGTCATTGCGCTTGCTCCACTCTGGGTGCAGCCAGATGGTCGGGAACACGAAGCCGTGAGCATTGTAGGCGGGGCGCAGTTGATCCATCCACTTGTTGATGCTGCTGTCGTCCTCCACGATGATCTTAACCTCGTCAGCGGCTTCATAGGCGTCCAGCACGGGCAGCTTGCTCCACTTGGGCGAGAGCGTGACCCAATCGAACTGGTAGTAGTCCCCGTCCATAGCCCCGCTTGTCTCCAAGTGCACGCCGATGCTGTTGCGCTGCAACTGTTGCACCAGCGGCCCTAAGTCATGCACCATAGGCTCGCCCCCTGTAATGACGCAGATGGGGGCATGGGAGTTCACCACCTCCTCCACAATGTCCTCCACCAGCAGCCTGTTGATGTGCTTGGGCACATAATCTTTATGCCACGTCGCGGCGCTGTCGCACCACGGGCAGTGCAGCGGGCACCCGTAAAGGCGCACGAAGAACGCGGCGCGCCCCATGTGCTCCCCTTCGCCTTGGAAGGTTAGGAAGCGCTCTGTGGTTGGAAGGGGCTTGTTCATAGCCTTAGCGTCGCCGTGTTCTTAGTGTCCTCCTCAACGGTGACTTCCTCAACCCACGCGCGCCCGCCCGTGAGTCCGCGCACGCACTTGTCCGCCATCCCCATGACGATCTTGCACAGCCCCTCCGCGCTCGCGCTCTCCACAATGCGCAGGTCGCACAACCCCTGCTCGTGCAGCGCCTCAAACTGCGCACGCGCTGGGTCGTCGTGGTCGATGAGCAGCGTGTGGTCAAAGAGCTGCTCAATCTCCGCACGCAGCGGCCTGAGTGCGCCGTAGTCAATGACGAAGTTCTGCTCGTCCAGCTTCTCGCACGCCATAGTGATGTGCAGCGTCCAGTTCTCGCCGTGCGCGAAGTGGCAGTGCCCCGCGTGACGCCATTGGCGGTGCGCGGCTTTCAAGTTGGTGTAGGTCTTGCGGATGGTCTGTTTCATAAATTGGGTTCTGGGGAGAACGTGGTTTTTTGGTTGCTAAGGTTTAGGCTCCGAGAAACTCAGCGCGGAGCAGGCAGTTGTCGCACTTGCCGCACGCGGGGACGAAGTAGCAGGAGTGAGTGGAGGAGAAGTCAACGCCGAGGCGCTTGCCCTCCGCAATCACGTCGTCCTTGCCCCAGCGCAGCTCGTAGAACGGGGCGCGGAAGCGAACCTGATGCGAGAACCCGACGTTAGTGAGCATGTTCATCGTGTCCACAAACTGCGGCGAGTTGTCACCCGTCATTAGCTTGTAGGTGCGGCGCTTCTCCCACTCGACGGGAGCGTAGAGGTAGCCCGCGAGCAGCTCGTCCACCTTATGCGCGCTGCACCACGCGAGCGCGGCGAGAACCATAGTGGCGTTGCGGCCTTCGATGAAGAACTCCTCGTAGCGGAGCTTGTCCCACTCGTTGAGCGGGTCAACCTCATGGCTCTCATAACCCGGCGTGAACAGCCCCTCACGGCGCTGCCACTTGGGAAACTCCACCTTGAGAATCTCCAGCGGCGGGAGTCCCAGCTTGTCAATGTGGGGTTGCAGCATCTCCACCTGACGCCCAAAAGCGTCGTGCCCGTAATCCACTGTCACGGGTGTAGGGTTGAGGTGCGCGGTCATGTGAAGGAGCGTGGTTGAATCAATCCCGCCCGTCACCATCACTGCTGTTTTTGGCTTGTGCATAGTAGTATATCCTCCGTTTCGTGTTTCCTGTTTTTCCTTATGCTCTCGTCTAGGAGCGCGGAAAGTTGCTTGCGCGGGTCGCTGTAGAACCACCCCTCGCACTTGATGCCATTAGCGGCGAGGGCGACATACTTGCGCACGCAGGAGCGGCACTCCCCGCACGGCACTGGCGTCCCCTCGTAGCAGCTCACCGTCCGCGTGCGCAGCTCCTCCACGCTAAACCCAGCGTCAATAAACTGCCGCACAAGCTCGCGCTTGGTGTAGGGCTTGAAGGGCATGTGCACTTCGTAGCGCGCGTCGCCAAAGGGCGCTTTCTCCGGCACCCCTGCAAAGTAGTTCAGCATCCCCTCCACCTCCGCCTTGAACACGTAGTCCTTGTCCCGCGTCGTGTCCCCAGCGGTGAAGGCGAAGTAGAGCGACGGGGCGAGCTGCGCTAAGGTTAGGGCGAGGAAGGTGTTGCGGAACGGGATGATCTTATTGGGAAGCTCCCACTGCACGAGGGGAAGCTGCACGCGCTGCACGTCGGGGAACAGCTTGTCCAGCAGCCCCGCCTCCCTCCGGTTCTCCCTCGTCCCCATCTCCACAAACACGCACTCCGCGTCGCTGAACTTGTGCATGCGCTTGAGCATGTAGCTATCCATCCCGCCGCTAAAGGCTAAGATTCTGTCGGCCATTGTAGTCCTCCTTGGTTCTTGTCGTCCACGTAAACGTCCGCCCGCAGCTTTCCCATGACGAGGGCGTGGTAGGGCACGCCCGCGAGCTGCAACTGTTGCACCGTCTCCTCCCGTATCGCCTCGCTCCTTGCCGTGTGCAGCACTATGAAGTTGTCCCTGCACTCATACAGCGCACGCACGCGCTCCGGCTCCGCCAGCGCCGTCCTGTCAATGTCTATGGCTATGACTCTCATGGCTTGCCCTGTGCGGGGATGCGCGGAATCATCTTAGTGAGCGACTCCACTTGGAACGGGGTGCTGACGCAGAAGTAGAGCTTGGTTCCGAAGCGCGCCTTAATGTCTCGCGCGCGGAGCACGTTGGCGCTGGCGGCGAGGTCGAGGCTTATGCTGCCCGCACCCCTCCACCGCTGCCTCGTCCCCAGCTCCTTCACCATGTCGCCGCAGAACCCGTGGGAGTGCAGGAGGGGAAGTAGCGCGGCGCTGGGGTGCCTGCAATCCGCCCACGTGAGCTTCCGGCATACGCCCTTGCCCACGTAAACGTCCGCCGCCCCCATTCGTGACGCTAAGTGCCACGATGATGCGTCCGCGCTGAAAGGTCTGTAGTGTGCGAGGAACTCCCTGTTGGTGAACCCCAGCCAGTGCACCTTCCTCTTGCCGCTAAGGGTCTGGAACCACTTGACGTAGCCCTTCACGTTCTCTCCCGTCGCTATGCCGCCCAAGAGCACGTAGTCGCTGTCCTCATACATCTCATCCAGCGCCTCCCGCGTGTTGCCCCGTGTAAAGACGGGGATGCAGCGCAGCCCCTCGCTCCTCATGTGCAGGTAGTTCTCCCGCGTGCCCTCCACGTTGCCAATGCAGTCAAGCTGAACGACGTTGTGGAAGTGGAGCGGGGGAGTGCGCACGAAGTTGCAGTAATCCGCCAGCGCAATCGTCTTGCCGCTGTTCCATGCCGTGAACGCCCCGCTGTCCAGCATAAGCTCCACGTCCGCCACCTCCTGCAACCGCTTAATGACACGCACCATTGACGCTGTGCAGTAGGGATAGGCGACGAGGAGGTGGAGCTTCGGGAGCTTGCTTCGCGTGCGCTTAGTCATTGTCTGCTATCTCCACTCCCAGCTCCGCCATCTCCACCCCCGCCACAATGCGCCGCACGTCTGGGTCTGCGCTCTGCGGGTAGCGCAGCACGAGCGAGCACACGCCCCCCGTGCTGTTCTCCACAATATCGTTCACTCCCGTCCCGTCGTCCCACGCGGACGGGGTGGCGAGGTTAATGGCGGGGGCGAGGCCGCGCACCTCTCCCAGCGTAAAGCCAGCGAGCGCGAAGTTAAAACCCTTCGTCGCCCCCAAGTCCAACAGGAAGCTCTTTTGCCCCTCCGTGTCGTCGTCCCCTAACAGGCGGTTGGCGGCGAGCATCCTCGCAAGGTGCGTCGCCTCGTCGTAGCTCACCTTCACCACGTCCGCCTGCGTGTAGCCGAGGCTCTGCATAATCTTCAACCGCAGGTGTCCCGAGACGAGGAAGCCGTTGCGCACGTTCCACACGAGCGGGTCGAAGTAGTCGTGGCGCAGCGACTCCTTGAGCACTTCCCACTTCGCGTCCCCCTCTGCGGGGTGCTTGCGGATTTCCGTGTTGCGCGGATGAGGCTCCAGCTCCGTGAGCTTCATGCGCTGCACGTTGAGCGCCGCGATGCCCCCGTGCGGCGGGGCGTCCGCCCCCGCCTGCCCCCGCCTGCCCCGTGCCCGTGCGGGTGCCTCGCCCACGGGTGCCTGCGCAGTTGCCCGCGCGCCCCTGCGTGTGGGGGCTGTTTCCGCTGGCTGTGCACTCCCAGCCCCCCTCTGGACGT